GCTGTGCATGGCAATCATAGAAGAAAGAGAGCCAGTATTTGCAACATATGATTCAGCACCATTGAATATAGAACATGATGAAACAGTAGAAAGAACAGTAGCAAGTGGAATAATTAGGCGAGGTGGAAAGCAATGAGAGAATTACACTTTGATGTTACTGGACAGTTATTAAGAAGAAACAAACAATGTGATTTTGAAAACATTGTAAGGGGTTCTGATAATTATTTGTGTTTGGTATTTCATTTTAACCAAGAATGGCAAGGAACAAAAAGAGTTATAAGTTTCTATGATGTAGATGGAAAACAAACAAATGAAATTATAAAAGATAGAGTAACAGTGCCAATAAATGTGACACATGGGAGTATGTTCTATTTTGAACTAACAGGAAAAAGTAATAAAACAAGAATAACAACAAATAGAGCATATATAGAACAAACATAAAGGAGGTGTTTGAAGTGCCTAGTGTAGATGAACTGTTAAACGTAGCAGAAGTTATAGCAACAGGATTAACAGAAACAAACGATAAGATAGAAATAGATGCAGACACGAGAACAATGATTATACCGGAAACAGAAAGAATATTCGGTGTTATGAGTGATGAAAAAGGTGAAAGAAAATATTTCAGATGTAAAAGGTTTGTTGGAAATGGAATAGACTTAAGCAAACTAGATTTAAGAGTTATTTATCAAAATGCAAGTGGTTTGGAAAGCGGAAGAGATAAATATATTGTAACAGACCTAGCAACAGACGGAGAAGATTATGTAACATTTAGCTGGGAACTAAGTAGAAAAGTAACAGCATATAAAGGTGTTATATCTTTTATTGTTTGTGCGATTAAAACCGGAACGGATGGCATTATAACAAATGAATGGAATACAACACTTGCAAATGGAATAGTATTGGATGGATTGGAAGTAAGTGGAACACAGGAACAGGAAGAAGTTGCAAGAGACTATTACAATCAGTTAGAAGCAGAGCTGTTAAGAGTTGCAAATGAGCAGAAAACAGAAATTAAAAATATAGTAAAAAATAAAGTTGATAAGCCAGCTATCATTGATAACAATAAAATACCAAGAGCAAAAGATGGAGAAGTTGAGTGGGTAGAAGTAGGGCAACCAACAGATGAACAAACAAACAGCGCAGTAGAAACTTGGTTGAATGAACATCCGGAAGCTACAACAACAGTACAAGATGGAAGTATTGAGGAAATAAAAATCGACAAAAATTTCTTACTGTATATTAAAAATAACTATGTTACACCTGAAATGTTCGGTGCGATTGGTGATGGAAAAACAGATGATACGCAGTCTTTTTTAAAGGCTATTGCAACAGGATATCCAATCGTAGGTTTTAAAGATTCAAAATATGTTGTAAAAGAACAGCTAGAATTTAAAAATTATTGCAATATCAGGAATGTATATTTAATTGCCGAAGAATCAATGAATAGTGTTATAAAATATAACAAACGTCATACAATTATTGATAATGTTAGTATAGATTGTAATAACTTAGCGAGTTATGGAATATTAGGGTCTGAATCTATCCCGACAGATACTTTATATTTTGCGAATATAAGTAAGTCGTTTGTGATAAATGCTTTGATGGATGGATTCAATACCGGGGCAGTCCGTACATTTTATAATGGATGTATTGCAAAATTATGTAAAAATGCAGGATTTTATATAGCAACAAGTGATACAAAACATGATTGCTTAGTTCCGATTGATTGTAAGTATGGCGTATATGTTGAAAGCGGAAATACAAATATTGACAGATTTCATCCTTGGAGTTGGGAAACAAAGCAGACTGGATTATACATAAAAAGTGGAAAATTAGTAAACATACAATATTATTATAATGATACCAATAACATTGGTATTTGTTATGATGGCGGTGTTAAGCTTACCATTCACACACTTGCAAATTATAACAATCAAAATGCCCCTAGTGCTATTGATGAAAAAAGTAGAATGATGGTTAAAGTTGGCAAAAATACTAGTTCACCATTAATAGTTATAAATAATATTATAGGTTCTTTTAGAGGGTGTGATGATTATTTTAATTATCCTGCTACAAGTATAAGATATATAAGGGTAGACAATATATTATTCGAAAGTAATGATGTAAAGTTTGGCAGAAAATTTCGTTCGTCATATATAGACCCACAGTTATATCAGAATTTTTTGAATAATTTTAGTATAACTAGTTCTGTATTAGGTGTTAAGAAAGTAAGTATTCTAAGATTAATGTCTAGTTTAGATGGTTATATGGTAGATTTTAATATTGAGTTCGAACAAGCTAAATTAACTGTAAATAATATGACAGATATTCTACAAATATACTATTTAGGTGAAGAAACGAATTCAGTTAAGTATAAGTTGTATAGTAGTTTGGGTTCATTTTCCGGTATGTCATTTCATGTAGCGGTAAAAAAAGACAATAGTAATAATGAAAAAGGTTGTTCTGTTCGTTCAAATACTGATTTTACGTTTAATGGAATTCTATTGTTAAGATTAGATATTAAAATGGAATTGTACTAAACTAATTAAATGATATTTTAATTATCTAAAAAAAGTTGGTGTGATATTCTGGTATAACTAAAAAAAATAACAGGAGGTATAGCAATGTGACAACAGCAGAAATGATAGGTATTGTCGTTTTAGGGTTAAGTTCACTTATTGGAATATTTACAGCAGTATATAGACCATTAAGTGAAAACACAAAAGCAATGACAGAACTAACATTAAGGGTAGAACAGTTAGCAAAAGAAATGAAAGAACAAAATGAGAAGTTAGAGAAACAAAACAAAGAAATAGAAGAATATAAAGAACATGTAAGAAAAGGTCAGAAACAACAGTGGGATGCAATAGAAAGAAATGAAAAAGAAATAGGAGAAGCAAAACACGAATTAGAGTTATGTCGATTAGAAAACGGAGGTAAAAAACATGTTTAAGAATTGTGTATTCAAACCAAACGTAAATACTGTTGAATGGTTTAAGGCGGCAAGTGTAAGAGCTATTAAAACAATGGCACAGGCGGCTATTGGTGTAATTGGTTCTAGTGTGGTTGTTAGTTCAGTAGATTGGAAGATGGTAGTATCTGCAAGTGTAGTAGCTGGTGTTGTAAGCCTTTTAACGAGCATTGCAGGCATTAAAGAGGTAGAAGCTAAGGAAGTATAAGGGTAGCATATTAAAATTGATTCTAGGGGCATATAAGGAGATTATAGAGGTATATGAGTAAAACAGCACAAGGGTTAATTGATTTCGCAAAGAGTAAAATAGGAACTCCGTACATTTATGGAGCAAAAGGAGAAGTTATAACACTGGACAGAATCAGAGAGCTAAGAAGAACATACGGTTCTAACTGTGTTTGGTACAGTGACGATAACAAAGCTGGGCAAACATGTGTAGACTGTAGTGGATTAATTAGTTGGTATACTGGTAAAATGCGAGGAAGTTACCAATACAAAGAAACAGCAGTAGAAGCTATTCCAATCTCGCATAGAACAAACAATAATATCGGTTGGGCGGTATGGATGAAAGGTCATATTGGAGTGTATCTTGGAAATGATATATATATTGCAGCAGATGGTTCAGCTTATGGTGTAAGAATTGCTAATCTGTCACAGAACAGGTTCACAGACCTTCTAAAGCTTTGTGATATTGATTATGGTAATGGAGTAACAGTAACAGGAGTAACAACACCACAGCCAAGTGGAGGACACTATAACGTGCCAGTTAATTTCACATACGCAGTAAGAGTAGAGGGTGGAACAATATATCCATTTGTTCGAAATTTGCAAGATTTTGCTGGTGTACAGGGTAGAAAGATAACAGATATAGCAATTAAGTGTGATGTTGGTTCAGTAAGTTATAGAGTTCATGTTCTTGGTGGAAGATGGCTACCATATGTTTCCGGCTGTAACTGGAATGATAGTAACAATGGATATGCCGGGGTTGGTAAAGTTATTGATGCGGTACAAGTTATTTACCATCCACCAGTAGGAAGTTGGCAAAAAGCACAATACAGAATCTCACCAGTTAAACGAGGGTACTACTCGTGGCAGTATAATGATGAAACAACAGGCGGACAAGATGGATATGCTGGTGCATATGGTGTTCCTATTGATAGATTCCAATTATTCTAAAACAAACCAAAACAAACATTTAATGGGGTGGAGAAATCCACCCTTTTGTTATATGTAAAAACATTAAATAATTATTGACTTATATATATTTATATATTATAATATATTATATAATAGAAAGGAGTATAATATTATATGGCTAGTAATAAACAACATAGTGTTGAATTAATACAAGCATTAAGAAATTTTCCTTATTTTGTTTTAAGAAATGAAATAGAAGAGGGATATAATTTATATACACATGAATTGTTACAGATACAACAAAATTATATTGATTATAAAAAAGGTGCTGAATTTATAACAGAGGGAACATCCGGGGATTATGTAGCATCAGATGTTAGATTTAAAATTGCGAAAACATTGATTGATAAAGAAGCAAGATTTATGTTTAGTCAAACACCGGACTTTTTAATACAACAAAATTATGTTGATGAAGAAAATACAGAACAAATACAGCAGTATCAAACATTAGTAAACAAGGTTTTAAAGAACAGTAATTTTTCAAGAACATTGTTACAAAGTGCAAAAGATTGTTTTATAGGAAAGCGTGTAGCGTGTTTGGTTGATTTTTCAGAACAGGATGGAATACAAGCACATTTTTATAACAGTTTGCAGTTTTATTATGAGACAGATTATGGTTCAGACAGATTAACAAAGTTTATAAGTTTTGAAAGTGTGAACAGAACAAAAAAAACAAATCAAAAGAAGTATCTAGTAAACAGATATGAAGAAATAAATGGACAAATACATTTTAGTTCAACATTGTACAATGGAATCGGCAATGTAGAACAAAATGTTGTACCAGAACAAATAATAGAGTTGGAATATATCCCAGCAGTTGTTATTTTGAATGATGGAACACTGATTGATAAACAAGGAGTATCAGAAATTGAAGATTTAGCAATGTATGAAGCTGGATACAGTAGACTTGGAAATGCAGATATAGACAGTGAAAGAAAAGGAATGAATCCTATTCGTTATACAGTAGATATGAATGCAGAAACAACAGCTAATCTAAGTAGTGGAGCTGGTGCATATTGGGATTTACGTTCAGAACAAAACCAAAATGAAGTACATCCACAAGTCGGAACACTAGCACCGCAGATGAACCATACAGAGAGTGTTAAAACAACGCTAGACAGAATTAAAACAACAATGTATGGAGAACTTGATATACCAAACATTTCAGAAGAAACAATGGCGGGAACAATAACAAGCGGAAAAGCATTAAAAGCATTATATTATCCATTACAAGTAAGATGTGATGAAAAGATGAAAGCGTGGATTCCAGCGTTAGAGTTTGTTGTTGAATGTATTTTGGATATTGCAATGTTAAACAAAGATGAAGTTGTTTCAAGATATGTTTTAACAGGATTGGATGAAATACAGTATAACATTAATATTTTAGAACATTATGCATTAATGGAAGATGAAGATGATGAAAAAGCATCAGACCTTTCAGAGATTGCGGCAAATGCTAGAAGCAGAAAGTCATACATTAAGAAGTGGAGAAAGGACGAATTTAAAACAGATGCACAGATTGATGATGAACTTATGCAAATAGCAATAGAGAACAATATGTTTGATAGTATGAGCATGAATACACAAGTACAAGGTGAGCTTGATGATATTGGAACACAGAACCAAGTAGAAAAGAATGTACAACAAATTGAAACACAAACAAAACTTGAAAACATGTAAACACAGTAAAGGGTGTAAGAAATGGCACAAAAGTTCAGTTTAAAAAATGCAGAACATGTAAGACAAACAACAACATTGCAGATGCAAAAAGATATAAAACAAATGTATGAGAATCTGTACAAAGATGTTACAAAACAAATAGCAAGCATGAGAAATGGAAATATGCAAAAACAAAATCTTGTGTTATTAAAGCGTAGTATTACAAAAAGGATTGAACAACTAAATGAAGATATTAAGAATGGTGTTGTTCGAAATATGACAACAGTTTCAGAAGCGGTTGTGTATGATACAAGAACATTTCTTAAATATTGCGGGTTTAAAGATTCAGACATACATGAAGCATTTAGGTTTATTCCAGACCAAGTTGTTAGAAATATAATAACAGGGAATGTATATCAAGATGGTTGGACATTAAGTAAGGCAATATGGGGTTATAATAAACAAACACAGGAAAGTATAAACAAAATAATCTCAATAGGAACAGCACAAGGAAAAAGCGCATATGAGATAGCATGTGATATTGAAAGTTATGTAGACCCAAAAGCAAGAAAGGCAAGTAAGGTAATCTATAGCACTAGAAAAGCAAGAATGACAGATGTAAACAGTGGTAGGGCGAACAAAGTCGGAGAAACAATAAATGATAAATTTAGGTTTGGACATGTTGATTATAATGCACAAAGGTTGGCAAGAACATTAGTGTCACACGCATACCAACAGAGTTTTGAAGCAGTAAACAAAAATGACCCTTTTGTTATTGGCTATAGATGGATAACAAGTAACTTTCATGGGAGAGTTTGTAGAATATGTGAGAACAGAGCTAAAGAAGATAAATATGGATTAGGACAGGGAGTGTATCCTAAAGGAGAACTCCCATTAGACCATCCTAATGGGATGTGTACTTTTGAAGCTGTGATTCCTGATAGTATGACAGACATAGCTAAGAAAATCGGAATGTGGTATAATTCACCAGTAGGAACGTTCCCGGAGATTGATAGATATGCACTAGATTTTATGTAGAACAGGAGAGAGAACATGGAAGTAAAAAGAGTATGTAACAAATGTGGAGAAGTAAATAGTTTGGATTCAAAGTCATTACTGAAAAAAGATGTATATGACGAAGATAAAAAACATCATGTTATTTTGTATTTTGAGTGTGTAAGGTGTAAGGAAGTCGAAGTCGTTCAGATAGATGATAATGAGTCCATACAGACGTTTAAAGAGATTAAGGCACTATTTATCAAGGCAATGAGAAAACGCCTTAAAAAGGAAACTGTGAGTCCTAGAGAGGTAAAGAAAAAGGACAGACTTACAAAGAAACTTAACGAAAAAAGAAAGTTGCTCAATGATGTTTCAAAAGGAAAAACTTTTTATGATGAAAATGGAAAAATATTTATAAAAGAGTTGACAATGTATATGGGTGGTGATATAATTGAAAGTGACATGTGATAAGTGTCAAATATCCTTTTATCCAATGATAAAGGAAGAAAACAAACAAGTTGGAAAACAAAACATAACAAGGACTTTTCTAGTATGTCCGAATTGTGGAAAACAATATGATTCTTATTATGATAATCAGAAAACATTAATTTTGAAAAAACAAATAAGAAAAGCAACAGCAAACATGAACAGTGAAACAAATGAAACAGAAAAGGCGAGATTTTTAAAAGGTATTGAGAAAAAGAAAAGACAGTTACAAAAAGAAGAGAGAATTTTACAAACATTATATAATAAATAAAGGAGAATAGAACAAATGTCAGAAACAAATACAAACACGAATGGAACAAATGGAGAAACAAATGCGCAGAATAACATAAACAATAACAATACACAGCAGAACAATAATACAAACCAGCAGACAAGTACACAGCAGAATGCAAATAATGTTGATGTTGAAAAAGTAAAAGGTGATGCTGTAGCAGAATATCTTAAATCTTTAGGAGTTGAAGATTCAGAGTCTTTACAGGCAATCGTAAAGAAAGCTAAAGAAGATGAAGAAGCAAACAAAACTGATTTACAGAAAAAGGATGATGCATTAACAGCAACAACAAAAGAACTTGTTACAGAGCGTGAAGCAAGAGTTATTGCAGAAGCTAAATTGTCAGCTATTCAGTTAGGAGCAAAACCGGAGCTTGTGGATGATTTAGTTATTGTTGCAAAAGCAAAAGTTACAAAAGAAAAAGACATTAATGCAGTAATTGCAGAAATGAAAGACAGCACAAATGGAAAGATTTATTTTGCGACTGATGAAGATGAAACAAACAAAAAGGGAACAGTAACACGTTCAAGAGTGAAGAAAGCAACAGAGCAAAATAAACAGGGTACAAACGGAGATTCAAACAATGGAGATTCAAAGTATGCCGGGACAATGGCTGAGAGATTACTTGCTGGAAGAAAAGCAGTAAAGAGCCATTATTTTAAATAAAGGAGGGTAAAACAAATGTTAAATCAAACAGGAGTTAGAAAAGAAACATATGGTAATACAAATCAAATTCTTTTTGCAGTAGAACATCAAGTTTCTATGGGTGTAGTAGTAAGTAAGGAACTCGGAGTTGCAGAGGGAACAAAGAAAGTTGTTAAAGCTGGAACACCACTTACAGGAAATCTTGATGCAAGAACAACAGCATTCACAGCGGCAACAGCTGGTAGCTCTACAGAAGCGTCTGACGCAGTAGGAGTTCTTCTACATGATGTGGATGTTACAACAGGTGATGCAAATGGAACATTGCTTTTGTTTGGATTCGTAAATACAAACAGAATTGATGCAACAACAAAAGCGAAACTTACAGATACAGTAAAGAAAGCAATGCCAATGATTAAATTCGTTGCTTGCTAATTAAGAGATAGGAGGAAAACAAAACATGACAATTTATGATCTTATTATTAGTTCTGAAATTACATCATATTGGGAACTGTTACAACAGGACAGAGAGCCATATCTAGGAGAAGAGCTGTTCCCGAATGATAAGAAACTCGGACTTACACTTAAATGGTTGAAAGGTTCTAATGGACTTCCAGTAGTTCTTAAAGCATCAGCGTTTGATGTACAGGCTATTCCAAGACCGAGAATTGGATTCGAGAAGTTAAGCGCAGACATGCCATTCTTCAAAGAGTCAAAGTACATTGATGAAGAGTTAAGACAGGAACTTAACAAAATCATTGAGAGTGGAAACCAAGCATACATTGATGCAATCGTAAACAGAATCTTTGCAGACGAGGTTGAACTTCTTGATGGTGCATCCGCACAGAGAGAGCGCATGAGAATGATGATGCTTACTACAGGAACAATTTCTATGAAAGGAAATGGACAGGTTTATGAGTATGATTATGGTGTAGATGAAAGCCATAAAGTAACAGTAACAACGAGTTGGAGTGACCCATCAGCGACAATTCTTGATGATATTAGAGCTGGTATTACAAAGATTGTTGATGATACTGGAGTAACACCGGAAAGAGCAATATGTTCTTCTAAGGTGTTCGGATATATCAGAGCAAATACAGAAATTAAGAAATCTATCTATGTTATGACAGATGGTGTTGGTTTTGTATCAGATGCAAAAGTTAAACAGTTCATTAAAGATGAACTTGGAATTGATATTGTAGTATATGACAAACGATACAAAGATGAAGATGGAGCAGTTCAGAGATATGTTCCAGAAGATGTTTTTGTTATGTTCCCAGCAGGAAAACTCGGAAACACATGGTTTGGTACAACACCGGAAGAGTCAGACCTTATGTCAAGTAATGTTGCAAATGTGTCTATTACAGATACAGGAGTAGCAGTTACAACAATGACAAAGGTTGACCCGGTAAATGTTGAAACAAAAGTAACAATGATTTGTTTGCCAGACTTCCCAACAGCAGACCAAGTATATATTCTTGATGTAGTAGCGTAAGGGGGAATAGGCATGGCAATGGTTAATATTATGAAAGGTGAGCATACCGTTAAGGTAAGCCGCCAATCATATGAAACAATGTTCAAGAAGAATGGTTATGTTATTGTTGATGAAACAGAACAGAACATTGATGATATTGTAGAAGATGAACAGATTGAAGAAGATGATTCAGTTGATACAATTCCGATTTCTGAAATGAACAAAGAACAGCTTATGGAGTATGCAGAGAAACATAACATTGATACTTCAAAAGCTAAAAATGTAAGAGAAGCAAGACAGATTATTCAGAAAGCAATCCAGCAGAGTAAGATGTAAACAAAAGTGGGAGGTGAGTATATGGATAATCTAGAACAGTTAAAATTCAACTTGAGAGAAAAACAAGCACCATATTTTGAAGTGGATGAATTGCAATATCTATTAGAAAAAAATAACGGTGATGTTAGAAAAGCAAGCTATGATGGTTTAATAATCAAAGCAGAGGTAACAGGGTTGGATGTGAGTGGTTTAACCACAAAAGACAGTTCTAGTTATTTCAAGATGCTTGCATCCCACTTTGTTTCTGTAAACAGTGGGGTGCTAAGATGAATGAGAAAATGTTACAGATAGAACTAAACAAAGTAAAACGTGAGATAAAAACACATGGCAGAAGCTATGAAGTTAAAAGAACAGTACTAAACAGCTATGGAGAAGATACAGACAAGCAAGAGGAAGTTGTAGAAGTACAAGGATTGTTTCATACACAAAAAGGATATATAACAAAAAGCATTTCAGATGGTTCTAAAACACATTCAAAAGGACAGCCGAAATTAATGGTTGCATATGATGATTCTGTTTTGATTAAAAATGGAGATGTGATACAAATAAACGAAAACACTTATAAGATTATTGAGAAAAATAATATACAAGAGTTTAACATTATTTGTGATATATCAATGGAGTTGGTGTTAAATGGGAACAATTAGAATTGATGCGAAACAGTTACTTGACAATTTAGAGAGAGCAGAAACAAAATCACAAGTTGCAATTAAAATGTTTGCGACAAGCGGTGCAAAAAAGTTTCAGAACTATGCTAAGAGGAACAGACCGTGGACAGACAGAACAGGACATGCAAGGCAAAGGCTAACAGGATGGGTTGAACAAATTGGAAAAATGCGAACAAGGATATATATAGGTCATGGAGTTGATTATGGTATATATTTAGAGTTATGTAATGAAAGAAGATTTGCGATTCTACAGCCAACTGTTAATGCGTGTTCCAAGGAAGTTTTAGATGGGTATAAGGATTTATTGAGGTATATCAAATGAAAAGCATTATAGAGCAAATTAGGGATGTTTTAGAAGCAGATGGAACAGAAGTGTATTATCCATCACAACATAAAGGTGAATGTTTGAAAGAATATGTTGTGGTAAAATCAGAGGGAACATATGAACAGCAATCAGTTTCAAGTGAAAGACCGCTATATACAATTATGTTATATGTTCCAGTGAACAGATATGGAAGAATTGAAAGTTTCATGTTTGAAACAAAACAAAAAATGAAACAAATATTTCCACTTGTTATGTATGTTGGAAATGAAACAGCAAGTTTTTATGATGAAGATAAAAATGCACAAATGGTATCATTTCAATACCAAGGTTGTAGAAAAATAGAAAATCGTTAGGAGGTTAAGTAATGGCTAAAACACAGAAAAAAGCAGTTGGAATCCCAACCATTGACGTTTCGCTTGTAGTTGTAAGAACAGGAGTTGTTGATGGTGATGATACAAATGCAACAGAGATTGCGGTAGACACAGCGAACAAGGTGGGAGTAGAACCGCAGACAGAAACAACGGATGCAATTAAACTTGTAAAAGATGGAAGATTAATTGCACAGAAACCAGCAAAGACAACAATCACTGGGCATCAGATTACATTAACAGACAATGTATTCATTCCGGAACTTGTTAAGATTCTGCAAGGCGGAACAGTAGAGGGAAGCGGAGATTCATTAACATATACACCGCCAGTTGCAGGAAGTACAGATAAAGGACAAGTATTTGAGCTCGATTGTTATTCAGCACAGTATGATGCAAGTGGTCAGATTGTTAGATATGAGAAAATCACATATCCTAATTGTCAAGGAACACCAGTTGCAATGAGTTCTGAGGATAATGTATTTAGAGTTCCAGAGTACACAATTAATTCAGCACCAAAAGAGGGAGAAGCGCCTTATAAGATTTCTTATACAAAAACACTCCCACAGTTTACAGATGTGTCTGCATTGTCAGATGATTTTGAAACAGAAGAAACAGGTTTGGCAGTAAATTAAAACAAAGAATAGGAGAGAAAGAGCATGGCAAGAACAGCAAAAACAGAGCAGGTAACAAGTTTGGAGCAGTTAAAGCAATATGCAGATGGTAATATCGTAAGATTGCCGGATTTTGCAGAGGGTCAGCCTTTTGTTGCAAAACTTAAAAGACCATCTATTTTAGGAATGGCAAAACAAGGAAAGATTCCAAATTCATTACTTGTTAAAACAAATGAGTTATTCGTACAGAGCGGAAGTCTTGATGTAGAAGAAAACAGTATGATGCAGGAAATCTATGACGTAATTGATTTGATTGCAAGTGAAACTTTTGTAGAGCCAACATATGATGAAATCAAAAGCACAGGGATTGAGCTTACAGATGAACAGATGATGTTCATTTTTAACTACTCACAACAGGGGGTAAAAGCTTTAGAATCCTTTCGTACAGAGTAAAAAGGTAGAAAGCGTATTAGCAATATCAAGGCAGTATAAATGTTTACCTAGTGAAGTGCTAGGGATAGAGGACAGTTATACTGCCTTTTGTTTTAATGAAGCATGTTGTGAATTAACATTGAGATTAACAGAGGGAGAAAAACCTCATTACATAGAACAGAACAAAAAAGCGGAAACAAAACACTATAACAATTTTAAAGATTTTTATAAACAGTACGAATAAAAGTATTGTTTGAAAGGAGAAACAAATGGCGGTTAATATGGGAACTGCTGTGGCATATTTGGAACTTGATTCAAGTAAGTTTCAAAAAGGGTTTAAATCCGCTTATAATGACCTAAAAGTTTTTGGGGATAAATCAGCCACAGCAGAACAAAAGTTTAAAGGACTTTCAAGTGCCTTTGCTACAGTAGGAAGTACAATGTCAAGAAATGTAACATTGCCACTTGCTGGAGTAGGAGCGGCGGCACTTAAAGCGGGAACAGATTTTGAAAGTGCTATGTCACAAGTTGCCGCAACAATGGGAACAACAACAGATAAGATTCAAAACCTTTCAAAGTTCGCACAGCATATGGGTGCTACAACAGCGTTTAGCGCAACGCAAGCGGCAGAGGGATTAAATGTATTAGCGCAGAGTGGATTAACAGCAGAAGAGCAAATGACAGCGTTGCCAGAGGTGTTGAACCTTGCGGCGGCTGGTAATTTAAGTTTGGCAGATTCTTCCACTTATGTTGTAGGAACATTAAAAGGTTTTGGAAAAGGAATGGACGAAGCAAAGCGTGTTACAGATTTAGTTGCTAAAGGAGCAACAATGGCGAACACAGATGTTAGAGGATTAGGAACAGCACTTTCTTCTTCATCCGCAACAGCTAAGAGTTATGGACAAAATATGGATAGTGTAACATTAAGTTTGTTACGATTAGCAGAACAAAACATAACAGGAGAAGAAGCGGCAACAGCATTGAACAGAGCAATGATGGATTTATATACACCTACAAGTACAGCCAAGAAAGCGCTTGATGAATTAGGTGTTTCAGTGTATGATGCACAAGGCAATGCAAGAGATTTTAATGACGTTGTAGATGAATTAAATGGCAAACTAAGTGGAATGTCAGAGGAAGAAAGAAACGCTTATAAGAATACTATATTCACAACGTATGGATTGCAAGCGTTCAACAAAATGACAGTTTCGTCAACAGAGAAAGTTAATGACTTTAAAGAGGGATTGAAAGATGCAAACGATTCAGCATTAAAACAAGCACAAACACAGCTTGATAATTTAAAGGGTGATATAACACTTTTTAAATCAGCATTAGAGGGAGCTGGAATTATAATATCAAATGTATTAATACCAAACATAAGAAACTTTATTCAATGGCTTACAAACCTTGTAACAAAGTTTAATGAGTTGTCAGAAGAACAACAGAATTTTATTGTAAAGGCTGGTCTTGTAATTGCCGCAATCGGCCCAGTTTTACTTATTCTATCAAAAGTGGCAAGCACAATAGGTACTATAATTACAATTGTTAAAACAGCAAGTGGAGTTATTGGAAGTGTAACAAAAACGATACAGCTTCTTAGTATGGGGCAATCAGAACTGATAGCAAGCATGGGTGGAATACCAAGTGTTATAACAAAAATCGCAACGACTTTTAGTTCGGTAATAGCACCGATTTTAGGAGTTGTTGCAGTTATTGGAACATTGGTTGCAATGTTTGTTACATTGTGGAAAACAAATGAAGAATTTAGAACTAACATAACAAATACATTCAATGAATTAAAGAAAGTGTTTTCAGATTTTGCGAATGAATTTGTAAGTAAAATAAATGAGTTAGGTTTTAATTTTGAAAGCATAACAGATGTGATTAAAACAGCATGGGAGACATTGTGTGATATATTTGCACCAGTATTTGAGGGTGCTTTTTCTACAGTTGTAGATATTATACAGCTTGTTTTAAACAATGTTCTAAGTATAATGGATATATTCATTGGAATATTTACAGGAGATTTTGAACAAGTTGCAGATGGCATAAAAGGATTGTTTGACAACGTAGTAGAAACGTTCACAAGTATTGGAAGCACAATTTTAAGCACTATAGGAGATATAGGAGCGAAGATATTAGAGAAGTTTGGACTTGATGAAGCGGCGCAAAAGTTTCAAGAGTTCTTTGACAAAGTGTCTGATATTTTCAGCAGACTGCCAGAGACTATTCTAGGAGCATTTGATAGTGTTAAAACATTCTTTACAGAAACAATTCCAGAGGTATTTAATAATGCAGTTGAAACAATACAAGGCTTTGTTAATAACATAATTAGCTTTTTTACAGAAACAATACCGAATGCATTTAATACTTTTGTGAATGAAACAATACCAAACACAATAAATGCGATTGTAACATGGTTCAGTGAATTACCTTATAAGATTGGTTATGTAATCGGTGAAATGTTAGGACATATATATTTGTTTGGTCAGTCTTGTATTGAATGGGCAACAACAGAATTGCCAGTGATAATTGAAAACATTATAACATGGTTCGCACAGTTACCTAGCAGAATATGGGAATGGTTGCTTGATACAATAAACAAAGTTATTGAGTTTGGGACAAACTTAGTTGAGACTGGTGTTCAAGCCGCAACAAACTTTGTAGAAAATGTCGTAACATGGATATCAACATTGCCTAGCAGAATATATCAATGGCTATCACAAACTATAAGTAGAGTAATATCATGGGGTTCACAGCTTGTACAGAGCGGAGTTCAAACAGCAACAAACTTTGTTTCAAGATTTATTTCATTCTTGCAACAACTACCAAGTAAAGTATGGAGTATAGTATCGCAAATACCTAGTAAGATATTAGCAATAGGAGGTCAGATGTACAGTGCTGGTAGAAATATTTTGTCGCAGTTGTGGAATGGATTAAAGAGTATAGGAGAAAGCATACTCGGTTGGGTAAGTGATTTTGCAAGTAAGATAGGAAGTTTTGTAAGTGGAATAATTAGCGGATTTAAGAATGTTGTAAGTGGTGCGAATGAGGCAAAGTCAGCCGCTAAGAGTGTAAATGGTAAGCATGCAAACGGTTTGGATTATGTACCGTTTAATGGATATATAGCAGAGTTGCATAAAGGTGAAAGGGTATTGACAAAACAGGAGAATGAAGAGTATAATAACAGTAGAGGTAAAAATAGTAGTGGAGACACATTTAATTTCTACAATACAAAACCAAACGCATATGAGTATGCAAGACAAATGAAAAAAGCAAAAAGGGAGTTACTGTTAGGATTTTAAAAAGGTGGTGAAAACAATGGTCAAAAAAGTTACACTAACAAATAGCGTAACAAAAGACAGTATTGTTATTGATTCAAAAGATGGTTATTATATCATTGATGAAATTGACTGGGATACACCTAGCGTAGAAATGTCAGCATATAGAGTGCCTTATCAAATAGGGCAGTCTTATGCTGGTTTAACAGTTGGAACAAGAAAGCCAACTATAACAGGATATGTTGTTGCTAAGGATGTAGAACAGGCAAATACATGGGAGCAATATTGGGAGAATTGCGAAACAGCAGTACAAGACAAAAAGGAAGAACTCGATAGAATAATTTCTATATACCAAGAAATTGTGATTGAAGCAAATGGATTTTATTTAGATGCAAGACCAACAGCACCACCAAAATATTCTAATACATATAAAGAAAACAATGAGGTTCTATGTAAGTTTATTTTGGAGTTCGAATGTTTTAATCCAATGTTCTACAAGGAAACAAAAACAATTAATTTTTCTGTTATTGAAAACAAGTTCAAATTTCCGTTAACGATTCCTAAGACAAAAGGAATTACAATGGGAGTCGAACGCAGAAAGAAAATTATTTTGATTGAAAATAATGGTGATGTTCCAGTCGGATGTATTATAAGGATGAAAGCTGTTAGTGATTATCTAATAACACAGCAAGTAAACAGTATAACAGAAGATGCAAAAATTATATTTTCTTCTCTGAGCATGTCGGCTGGTGATGAAATTATTATAAATACTAACATAGGAGAAGAAAGTGTTAAATTACGTACACAAAGTGGTGAGGAATTTCCTATTGTTGGGAATATGGAAGTTGGTTATAAACTGTTTAAAATCCTCATAGGTAAGAACTACTATTCGTATGAAACACAGCCTAGTGATGGTGTCATGGATGTTAGTTTTGAGTACAGAGAACAGTATTTCAACATAAGGGGGATGTAGAACATGATAACAATATTAGACGATGCAATGCGTATAGTTGATGTTCTCCGTAAGTATGAATATTCGCAGTATCAGTATAAGGCAAGAGAAATAGGAACATTTCAAATAAATGCAATGCTTGATAAAGAGAACTTATATTTGATGGACAAAACAAAAAACTTTTATGTTCTGTTTGATGATGATGTTTTTGGTGTTATTGAGTCAGTAAAACGTGAAAGTGATAGTGAAACAAGCAAGGTGTTTGTAATAAAAGGCAGTCTTGCATTAAAACTGTTAGAATATAGAGTTATTAAAGGACAAGTGACATTCAAAGGAAAAAGTTATAAATATATTGAAGAGTTGGTAAAACAAAACCTTATAATGTCAGACGATAGCAATAGAAATATTGCACTTGCAGTTGAATTTGAGGATGAAGAAAGATTAAAACAAGTATGCAGTATTATAGACAAGCAAGTGACAGGCGGTTCATTGTGGGATGAAATTAGTGAGGTTGCAGAAGCAGACAAATTAAGAATCATATTAAGACCAAATGTTGTAGTTGTTAATACAGAACACCATCAGAACATTGACGGATGGACATTGATAATTGGAGCTGGTGAAGATAGAACAAGACATAGGGCAAACAATGCAGTTAGTTCTGTTATGTTCTCTCAATCATTAAGCAATATAGCAAACACAGACTACATAGTTGATAGAAGTAAGCTAAGAAATACAGTATATATTGCAGGAGAGGGAGAGGGAACAGACAGAAAGTGGTACAACATAGATGTTAATTCAGATGTTACTTTTGGAGAGCGTAAAGGTTGGAACAGAAGAGAGTTGTGGGTTGATGCAAGGGATGTTCAAAGTGAACAGGATAATGTAACATTAACGGATGCAGAGTATGAAGAACTCATGAAACAAAGGGCTGATGAAAAAGCTAAAGACAATGATTTGAGTGAAGAGTACACAGCGACAGTTACAGATATAACAAAACAATATACATATAAAAAAGATTATAACATAGGAGATTTTGTTACAATCGCAGATGAAGAACTTGGAATAGAATTTGATGCACAGATTACAAATGTAATAGTGACAAGGCAAGATGATAGAGAAATCATAGACTTAGAGTTCACATATGGCTTAAGAATCAAAGATGTTATAGAAAGGTCAGAAACCGCAATAAAAAAAGTTGAAGAAAACAATGTTAATGTTAAATACATTGAAGCAAATACAAAGAAGTTAGAAACTGGACTTGATGGTGTTAAGAATGATGTTTTGTCACTTAAAAATTTGAAAGCAGATGTTAGTGCGAAAGATATAGACCATCTCCCACAAGAATATAAATCATTTTTTGTTAATGCACATAGTAATGTTCCATTTCCAAGTGGTTTAACAATACCAAAATATTCAAAAGGAGTGTTTATAACAAATGGAGGAAAAGATGGTGTGATAATTATGGTTGACGTTTCAAATAATTTTTACATTGGTTTTAGAAATGGTGGAACATGGAGTGGAAGAAAGATATAAAATAATCGAAAGGAGTGATTTGACATGTCAGAAAGGTATGGTTTTTTTAATGCGGTAGAAACAAGTAGCGGTGTTTATGACAGAACATATAATGCGGAAGATTTTGCAAGTTATTTTTCAAAGTTTATTAGCAATGGTGTGTTCGTAGAACCAACAGACGGTTTGAAAGTAACAGCGCAAAGTGGTTTGAAAGTAACAGTAAAAGCAGGAAGTGCCTATATAGATGGATATTACTATGAGTTAACAGAAAATAAAACATTAACAATACCGACTAATAGTTCATCACATGTTCAACAAGATTCAGTTGTCATAAGACTTGATAAAGTGAATAGAAAAATGTCACTTGAGCTAAAACAGAATAATGCAAGTGTTTCAAGAACGTCAACAATTAAAGAATTACAATTAGCAACAATAAGAAAGTCAGTAGGTGTATCTAGTTTTAGTCAATCAGATATAACAGACCAAAGACCATACAATGAGGTATGCGGATTCGTAACAGGAGTTGTCCAACAAATAAGCACATCTGATTTATTTTCGCAATTTACGTCAATGTTCAATGAATGGTTTAACGGAATTAAAGGACAGCTTAGCGGAGATGTGGCAACAAGTTTACAAAATCAAATTAATGAGATTAATAAAAAGATAGATGCAATGCCAACAATCAGACAAGGAACATCAGAACCTAGTGATTCAACAGGAAAAGACGGAGATATCTATATCCGTATTACTGGTTAGGAGGTGTGATATATGTCAGCACCAAGCGGTACACAATGGAGTTCCGTTTCAACAGGAACAAAATATCAAGGTTGTATTGGTTTATATGTTGATTCTTCTAACAGCAAAACCCAAACGGAAGTAACAGTGCAAATATGGTATTGGTCACAATATTCTTGTCAAGATAGTTCTAATACATTTTATTTTGACTGGGACAGTTCAGCAAGTTCAAGTATTGGAAGTAGAAATATCAACACAAGTTCTGGACATAGTTGGGACACAGCAAACCAAATCTTAATTGGAACATACAGCAAAACATACGACAGAGGAACATCTAGTTCTATTGGTACATGTTCTGCTAGGTTTACTGGAATTGAATATGGTGGAGGAAACTCACACACAGTAGGTGTAAACTTCACAATTCCGGCAATAGACAGATATACAATTACTTATTATGGAAATGGTGGTCTGTGGAATCAAAAGGATAGATGGTCAGAACAAGTTTACTATGGTTCGAGTTATGTTACACAAAAAAACTTTTTTACAAGAAATGGTTATGTGTTTAAAGGTTGGGTGGAAAGTAATGGAACGGACTGGACTCCTTACATTGGAAAGCCATGGACATGGACGTATGAAAGAAATGTAGATTTATATGCAGTATGGGAGAGAATAAGTTGTGCTGTCAAATTTGATGCAGGTTCAAATGGTGGAACAGTTAGTGGTTCTGATTCTGTTGTAAGAACGGTTTATTATGGAGACAGGATAGGTTCATTGCCAACAGCAGAAAAGATGAATCACAAGTTTCTAGGATGGAACACAAATCAAAATGGAAGTGGTTTTTATGTTCAAGAAACATACATTGCAAATGCAAACATAACATTATATGCAATATTCAAGTTACAAGCTAATTGCTATACAAAACAAAGTAGCAAATATAAAACTGGAATGATGTATAGAAAAGATGGAAAATACAGTACAGGAATTGTAAAAGTAAAAGTAAATGGAAAATACAAAGATGCAACAATTTAAGGAAGTGAAACAAGTATGGAAGAATTTGGTGAAGTTCTGTTAGACGTACAGAAAGAGTACAAACGTTCAAACAAGTTAAAAGATATTATAATTATCATTTTAATTGTTTTAATGTTCTTGCAATCAGCATTTAGTTTTGGTTGTTTTGTTTGGTATGAATCACAATTTGAATATTATGACACAGCACAGGAAGAAAATACAAAAGATGTTGACATTGAAACAAGTGGAGACAGTGCAAATGCAGAATACAATGACGTAAGTGGAAATCAATATAATGATAATGCGGTTCATAACCAAGGTGGTGAGAATTAAGGATGGCGAAAGCAAGCATACATGTAACAAAAACAAGAACAATAACAAGGTCAAAAATTAAAGTTCCTAAGAATGGAAATAGAAAAGGTGGTAATTCTAAGAAATGTCCAGTATGCGGAAAGTTTATGGGAAGTGGTAAGCATGGATAAAAAGAACGCAGAAACCCGGACGAAATTAAAGGATATAAGTTCTGTAAAAGAGTTTGGTGATTTGATGGAACAGACAATGTTGAGTGAAGAGGAAAAGCAGATTTTATGGATGCATTATAAAGAGAAGAAAACTTTGCAATGCATAGCTGATGAAATTGGTTTATCAGAAATTGCAGTTAAAAAGAAACATAGAAAGATGCTTATGAAAATAGGTAGAATGATTTGATGGAGTGCGAAAGCACTCCTTTTTTATTGCACATATTCTTTAAGGTTATTCCTAGTATACTTTGTTTATATTTCAAAACACTAAAAGTGTGATATATTAAAAGCATGAAAGGAGTGGTGATTGATGTACAATTATACAGGGTATGGAATGAATCCATATCAGCAACAATTAACACAAAATAGAATTGCACAGATGGAACATCAATATAATTACCAACAACCATATATGCAGAACCAGACACAGATGTTAAAAGGTAGACCAGTTTCAAGTTATGATGAAGCGAAAGCAAGCATGATTGATTTAGATGGTAGTTTATTTGTTTTTACCGATATCGCAAATGGTTGTATTTACACAAAGCAAATATTGTTAGATGGTTCAGCAGAACTTAAAACATACACTTTAAAACCAACAGAAAATAAAGTAAATATTGAATATGTATCTAAACAGCAGTTTGAAAACGTTGTAAGTGAATTGAAACAAAGAATAAAAGAACTCAAGGAGGGTGTGGCTTATGTTTCAGAAGTTGAGCAAACAAATGATGCAGAATAATCCACTTTTTAAAAGAGCGGAAGAAATGGCGCAAGGAAAATCGGAACAAGAACTTGAGCAGGTAGCTAGAAACTTATGTAAGCAAAGAGGAATAGACATAGAACAGGCTTATAAACAGTTTCAAGCTTTTATGGGTGGTATGAGCCGCTAAAGTGTACATATAGCGGTTTATATAAATATTATTAAATGGAGGTAACAATTATGGGAATGGATGGAAATGGATTGAGTGTAGCTGATGCATTAGCACTCGGTAAAGAGAACAATGGAATGTTCGGTGATGGTAATGGAAGTTGGATTTTCTTCTTATTCTTCCTACTCGCATGGGGAGGTAACTTTGGAAACTGGGGTGGAAATGGTATGAATAGTACAGCAAGCGCATATACAGATAGTGCAATTCAAAGAGGTTTTGATAACCAAGCAGTTATGAACAAACTGAATGGTTTGGAGAATGGAATTTGTGACGGATTCTATGCAGTTAATACTTCGCTTCTGAATGGTTTCAACGGAACACAGCAAGCAATTAACAATGTAGCAGTAGCGGGAATGCAGAACACAAATGCACTTGCTTCACAGCTTGCAGATTGCTGTTGCACAACGCAGAGAAGCATTGACTCTGTAAGATATGAGAATGCAAGAAACACTTGTGACATTGTGAACGCTATTAAAGCAGATGGTGATGCAACAAGAGCATTAATGACACAGAATGAGATTCAGAGCTTACGTGACCAGTTACAGACAGCTAATTTCCAGCTGAGTCAGCAAGCACAGAACGCAACACTGATTTCAACATTAAGACCAACACCGATTCCGGCATATCAGACATGCAGTCCATATGAAAGCGCACAGATGTTTTCACATTATGGAACAGCTTGCAATAATGGATGTGGGTGCTAAAGCGTTTATTTGATGATTTAAGAGAGTTTCCGCTTATGCGTGATATATTTGTAGGGGCGGCATAAAAACCGCCCTATTCGTTTAATTAAAAGGGTTAGAAAGGGTGATATAAAATGGCATGTAGTTTATATAATAATAATGGATATGGATGCGGTGGTTGCATACACTTTGTTAAAACAAACAGCGTAGTAGTTCAAGATGGTGTTTTGATTCTGAATATTCCACAGGCAAGTTATAGTAATAAAGAAAGAGTGTGTATCTGTATAGCACAGGCAATACCAGCAGTAACAAGTGCAGAAACGGTAGCTATAACAATCGGAACAGGAACAACGCAATATGTACTTAGAACAAAGTGCGGAAATAATGTTCATGCAGACCAGTTAAGAAGTAGAAAAGTGTACCACACAAATGTTGCGACAGATGTTGGTACTTTCATGGTTAGTAGCTGTGAGTTATGCGGAACAAGTTATAATTTTCCAGTAATATAAGGAGGGTAAAACAATGTATGAAGTAAATGGTGTGAAATATGACGAAAATGTAAATACAAACAAAACAAATACAGAACAGGGATGGAATACACAGGAACAGCAACCATATATGGGAACACAAAGAAACAAACGTATGCAAGAAAACATTGCAGAAGAAGTGTATGTAAAACTTGATGAACACATGCAGAAAGCATTAAGTTTCCATGAACAGCTTGCAGACTATTTCTGTTTCCTTGGTTTACAAGGTTTTAAGAGAAAGTTAGAATGTCAGTATATGGATGAATGTGCAAACAAAAGAAAGCTACACCACAAGTACATAAATCTTCATCAGAAGTTAATCCCATTAAGACAAGTGCAGTTTCCACAGATGATTCCAAGAGATTGGAGTAAATACACAACAGATGATGTGAATGACAGCGTTCTTCCTAAGTTCGTAAAGAATGCAATGGAACAGTATAAACAGTGGGAACACGAGACAAAAGAACTGTATGAGGAGCAGTGGCAGAAATGCATGAACAATGGAATGGGTGCTGATGCAGAGTATATTTCAAAGCTCATACAGGATGTAACAAAAGAGCTGAAAGAAATAAACAGAATGTGCGAACAGCTTAACGGCACTGGATATGATGTAATAGCAATTCATAACATGCAAGATAAATACCACAAGAAGTATAAGGATAAATATAATGATACTTATACAGATAAGTGGAAGAAGAAAGAAACGAAACATAACAAAACAGATAAATAAAATAAACAAATAAATAGAGCAAAGCATAAGGCTATATATTATATATAATATAATTAATATATTTATATATTTTATATAGCTTTATTTATTTTAAAATATTTTATAAAAAGTATTGACTTTTGTTTTAAATATGTTATAATATAATCAAGTTAAAGGAAAACAGTTAATAAAGAAAACAAACTAGGAGGATAAAACAAATGAAGAAAACATTTAGAGAATATGGGTTAATAGTAAAAATAGCAGATAATTATTATGAAGTACATTATATTGATTTTGATGAAAATTTTGAAGTGATACAGACAGGTACAGAAGATTTCTCATATGATAGAATACAATCGAACATTGTGTTGGCAAGAAAGTTAAAAATGCAGAATTTGTTACAAAATTAAAAATAAGAGGTTGACAAAATCAGCCCTTTGATATATAATTAAATCAAGTTAAGAGATAACAAACAAAATAGAAAAGGAGAAAACAAAGATGAAGAAATTTACAGGATATGCAAGGGTAGCAGTAATTGATAGAGATGGAAATACAAATCCATGGTGCGGAACAAACAAGGATGATGAAAGTAACTACTATGTTTTCAAGTATTGGAGCAAGGGAACATATGAAAGAATATATGTAAACGATTATAAACGTAGAACACTCGGTTACATTGATTTGAAAACAGAAGCAGTTGAAACAGATTATTCAAAGAATAGTGATGTAATGAGAACAATTAATTTCTTTTTAGAAAATTATGAAATTGATGTTGACAACAAATAAAGCATATGTTAATATAGTTTTAGAAACAAGAAAGAAAACAAATTAGGAGGAAACAGAAATGGTAAAATATGCAGAGTTTGAAACAATCGTATTAGCAACATACAGAAGAGGGTTAGTTAGTTTTGAAGAAGTAGAAAACAAGTTGTATGGTTATTTGAAATGTATGACAGATATAGGAGCAATAAAAGAACATAGAGCAAGTGAAGAGTTTCAGATGGCAGTAAAGAAATTGTTGGACATTTCAGAAAGGAGATAAAATAAAATGACACCATATAATTATAGAAAGCTACAGAGAAAAATTAGAAGAAAGGTAAGAACGTTCAAAAGAGCGTTCCGAGACTTTTGGAAAGAATGGGGCATAACAAAACAGGATTTCAATGACATCATAGCTTGTTTATCATTGTTTGGAATGATTTATATGCTATCAGTAATTTGCATAATTGTTTTAAAATAAATATTGACAAAGAAAAAGTAAAGTGATATAATTAAGGCATAAAAAGAAAAGGAGAACAAAACAAATGAGATTTGAAGAAATGAAAGTTGCAGATTTAAAACAGGAGTCAAGAAACAGAGGACTCACATTAGAAAGCAAAGGACATAAGTTCACAAAACAGGAGTTGATTGACAGACTTAATGCTTATGAGAATGAAACTGATGAAGCATGGGTTGAAACAAAAATTAAAACAAAAGTAGAAAAACAGCCAGCACCAAGCAATGAAGATTGTGAAGCATGGGTTGAGACAAAAGGATTTGAAACAGAGACACTTGAAACAGAAGAGGTTAAAACAAGTGTAGAGGAAACAGAAGAAAGAAAATTTGCAACACTTGAAGAAATCGAAATGAAATATGGTTCAAGAAAAGAACAGAGAATTTATGACAATGTTTTACAGGTTGGGTGCATGATTTGTTATGTTAGATTTATTGAAACAAAACATGGAAAACTTTTAAAGAAGTTAGGAACAGCAAAAGTTGTCGGAGTAAATAGAAGAAAGGAGCTTGTAAGAGTACAGACACCAGTAGGAGAAGAGAAAGAGTTAACATTTGATGAACTTATTTTCATTCGTGATGTAAATGTCAGAACATATCCTAAAGATATTAATTCAGTGTTATATGCACAGAGACAGGCAGTAAAAGAATACAAGGAAAGGACAGGACAGAAGAATGAATACAGCACAGATAGAGCAGAGCGTTAGAAGATTGTATGAAGCACAGCAAGAGAAAAAGAAGTTTGATGAATACTACAATGAAGTAAGAAAAAAAGAACAGATTACAGTAGCAAATTTCATGTTTACAAATCTTCCAAAAGGAGAAGAGACTTTTGATATTGAGTTAAAAGATGGGATGAACTATTACACAAATCATGTGAAACTTAAAGTAACAAAAGTTAGAAGAAAGAAGCTAACATGGAAGTTTGAAAAGTTAAAACAAAACATTTCAAAACAGTTGTACAAAACAGTTGTGAACAAAACATACAAAGTAAATGATATGGATGGACTTATTAAGTATTTGAAACAGTGTGGAGTAGATGCGAAGAAGTTCAAAAAGTTCATTGATGTTGAAGAAAGTATGGACGAAGCAAAGTTAGACAGAATGTATGAAACAGGCAAAATAAGTAAAGAGGACAAAGCGCAGTTAGGAAAATGCTGTGATGTTGAAATATCAGAGCCATACATTAAGATAACAGAACAGAAAGGCTAGAACAGGATGCATGATAAGAACATATGGAGGAAAGGAACTTGCGAAAGTATTAATCTATTATGGAATTGTTGAAGAAATAACAACAACAGAGTTTAATATTATATGTCCTTTTCATGATGATATAAACCCATCAATGAGAATTTGTTTAGATGATGGAACATTTTTTTGTTTTGGCTGTGAAGCAAAAGGCAATGCATTAGATTTTGTTATGAAAGCACATCCAGAGTTAAATGACTTACAGGCATGTTGTTTATTGGAACAAATATTACATAGTGATAAGATAGAAAAGCTACAAATAAAGGTCAAAAGAAAGCGTAAGAAACAAAGTAAGCAAGCATTGATTGAAGCAAAGGATTATTACTATGGATTAAAAACAACAGATTGGAATGAAGCAAACAGTAAGGATGAAAAACAAATAATTGAGTATATGAAGAAACGCGGATTCAGCAAACGTGCATTGAATGTTTCAAAGTGTAAATACAATTATAATGTTGCATATCCATTTATATTTCCAATATTGGACAATGGAAAGTTTATGGGATGGGTAGGGAGAACAATGAACCCGCATGTTGAAAAGAAAAGAAAGTATTTATACAATGAGGGATTCAGAAAGCGTGATACATTATGTGGAACTTATGAAGAGAACTGCATTCCATATATATGTGAGGGGTTCATGGATTATTTAAGTCTTAAAACACGTGGGCATATAAAGAATGTTGTTGCAATTCTCGGATGGCATATATCAGACGAACAAGTAAACAAATTAAAACAAAAAGGAATTGCAACAGTGATATCTGCATTAGATAATGATGAATGTGGAATAAAAGGAACAGAGTATTTAAAGCGGTTTTTTAATGTGATACGCTTTGATTATCCAGCTGATAAAAAGGATGTGGGGGAAATGTCAGAGGAAGAAATAAAAGCCGCTAAACAGCGTTCTAGGAGGGTCAGAAAGCATGGTGCTGAAATATAAAGTAACTTGTAAAATGAATTTGTATCACAAAGATACATTGGAAAAATTAACGATTGACAGAACGGTACATGGAGAGTATAATGAGGAAAGTGAAAAGTACAAACTGATTTGTAGCGAATACGAAACAAAATTCGGTTTTATGCGTAATGAGGATAAAGCAAGTTTTGATGAAATGCTTTTAACAGAACTCGTAAAACAAGCAAAACAAGTTGTGAAAGATTCAGTTAGTAACATAGCAAATGTTATAAAACAATGTTACCTTGAAGATGCAAATGCATATATAGAGTTCGGTGGTTATATCATAAATCCAAAACAGTTTTGTGCGGTAGAAATCGGCGAGTATAAAACAAACATATCAAAAGAATAAAAGGAGAAACAACATGGGAAAAATTAAGTTATCAGACATTAAAAGTGAAATCAGTAAGAGTGGAACAAGTAAGGGAAAATTTATGTTTTTCAAAGAGGATTCAAAAGCAAGAGTTCGTTTCTTAACAGATATGGAAGATGGTTTAGAAATCAAGTTCCATGACAGTTTTGCTTTAGGTGTAAACGTTCCATGCCAAGAGGAATTTGGCAGAACTTGTGAGTATTGCGAAGATGAAAATCTGAGAACACGAAAAATGTACCTTTGGAGTGTCTATGACTACGAAAGCAAAGAAGTAAAACTGTTAATGGCGGCAGTTAATAACTGTTCACCAGTTCCAGCACTTGCTTCATTATATGAAACATATGGAACGCTTCTTGATAGAGATTATGAGATTAAAAGAATTGGTAAAGGGCAGAACACAACATATTCTGTTATTCCGTTAGACAAAGCAAAATTTAGAAATAACAAAGTAAAGCCATTGTCTGATTCAGCAATCTTAAAATACATTGATAAGGCATATCCATCTGATAACAATGAAGATTTTGATGAAGAGGATGAACCTAAGAAGAAATCAAACAAAACAAAAACAAAAGCTAAAACAAAAGTCGAAGAAACAGATGACTGGGATGAAGAAGAGGACGAAACAAATGACTATGAAAGCATGAAGCCACAGGAGCTTTATAAGCTGTGTAAAGAGCGTGACATTGATTGTAAACCGAAGAAGTCAAAAGAATATTACATTGACCTTTTGGAAGAAGCGGACGAAGAAAATGATTCTGACGATTGGGATGAAGAAGAGGACGATTGGGAAGAGTAAAACAAAATAAAGTTATATGGTTTGGGTTGGCATAGTTCAACCCTTTTATTATAATATGAGGTGTAAGGGAATGAAGGAAACGAAAAGATACATAATTCGTAGCGAAGATTGTAGGAAAACAATAAAACATATGAAACAAAATGGAATTAAAGTTGATTGTGTGATAACAAGTCCACCGTATAACATAAGCAGAAGCAGAAGAACTGGTGATAAACAAAGACAGTTAAAAAATAGAGAGAAATTATATAAATGTTATGATGATACATTAAATTGGAATAAATATGAAGATTTTTTACAGGATGTATTAAGTGGTTGTTTATCTGTGTTAAAAAAAGACGGTGTAATATTACTAAATATGAGTTATGCCACAAACGTAGAAACTGGAGCAACAGCAACTAAAATGCTAAGAACTATATTGAATATATGTTTTAATTTACAGTTAGAAGTTGCGGATATTGTTTGTTGGAAGAAGAAAAATGCATTGCCAAACAATAGAAACAAAAATAAATGTACAAGGATATGCGAATATATATTCGTATTATGTAGAGAAAAAGAGTATTGTACTTTTAAATCAAATAAGAGAGAAATACAAGGAAAGGTATATACATCTTATAGTAATATGTTCAATTATTTTGAAGCAAAGAACAATGATGGAAAGAATGAATATAATGGTGCAACATTTAGTATTGAAATGGTTGCAAATTTACTTAACATGTATGTTAGAGATAATAGCACTGTGTATGACCCATTTGCAGGAACGTGTACAACAGCTGTCGCTTGTAAAATGGAGAACAGAAACATAAAATGTATTTGTAGTGAGATAGACAAAGAACAGTGTGAATATGGAAAGGAGCGTTTGTTGAATGGGTATTTTTTTTGATTTACACAGGCACACGGAGTATTCATTATTTGATGGGTTTGGAAAGTCTATAAATCTTGCAAAACACGCAAAGGGATTAGGCTACAGAGCATTAGGAATAAGCGATCATGGAACAATTAGTGGATTAATAAAACATTATCAAGCGTGTAATGAAGTTGGAATAAAACCTGTTATGGGATGTGAAATATATTTTCAACCAAAATTTAATAAAAAAAATCCGCAAAGGAAATCGTACCACTTAAACTTGTTTGTTAAAAACTTACAGGGGTATAAAAACTTGTGTCACATAATGACAGAAGCAAATACAAAGCAATTTTATTACAAACCAATAGTTGATTTTAAGTTGTTAGAAAAGTATTCAGATGGACTTATATGTACAACAGCTTGTATAGCAAGCGCAACGTCACAAGCTATTTTAAATGGTCATAGAAGCACGGCAGAGCGTTTATTAGATAAGTTCAAGGAAATATTCAAAGATGATTTATACGTTGAAATACAGCCATATAAGATAGATGCACAGGGTACACAGCAAAGAACAGATTATGAACTTATGGGAATGGCAAGAAGAAAACATATTAAATGTATTCTAACAAGTGACTCACATTTTGGAAGTAAGGAAGATTTCGACACATATTGTAAAATGCATGAAATAGGAAAAACAACATTGGATGTAAAAAGAACATATAGTGAAAGGTACATGCCTACAGAATATGAGATAACAGAACGGTTTGCGAACATCTATAAAAAGAAGTTTAAAAGACCAATGGAACTTGCAGAACGATTTGCAGATAACATGAAAGAAATATATAATAAAGTAGATGACAACATATTGGATGGGTTAGAGTTAGAACTTCCTAAAATATCAGATGATGGAGCAAAACAACTTGAAACATTAACAAAACAGGGATTGAAAAACAGAAACAAATGGAATAAGGAATATTGGAAAAGATGTAAAGAAGAATTGGAAGTAATCAACTATCATGGTTTTGCAGACTATTTCCTTATTGTTAGAGATTACATAACATGGGCGAAAGAAAATGGAATTGAAACAGGAAAGGGAAGAGGTTCAGTTTGTAATTGCCTTGTAGCTTATGCAGTAGGAATTACAGAAGTAGACAGTATAAAATATAATCTAGATTTTAGTAGATTTATGAGAAAGGAAAAGAAAGCTCTCCCAGATATCGATTTAGATTTCGAACGAGATAGAAGACAGGAAGTAATTGACTACGTTATAAACAAATATCCAAACAAAGCAATACAGATTTGTTCTTATGGAATGTATGGAGTTGATAATCTTGTGAATGATTTGGCAAGTGTCTGTAACTTAAAAACAACAAAAGATGTTGATTGGTTTGAAGCAGATGAAAACAAAAAGGTTATTGCTGAAATTAAGTCATATATTAAGGGATTTATAGTAGATGATGAACTGAACATGAGTAACTTATTGAATGGATACAGAACAGAAGAATTTAACGAAAAGTATGATAACATTATAAAACATTTCTCAAAACTTTACGGTAAAATAAAGTATCTTGGAAAACATGCGGCTGGGGTTGCTGTGGTTGGAACAGATATAAGTGATTATACTTGTATTATCATGAGAGATAGAAAGACAGGAGCGTTAAGCAGTTGTTTTGACAAAGATGATTTGGAACATATTAATTGTGTTAAGTTTGATATGCTTGGACTTAAAACAATGTCAGAAATGCGTGAGCTTAGAGAGAAAACAGGTCATACAATCACAGAAGAAGATGAAGAAAGCAAAGAAGTTATAGAGGGATTCAGAGAGGGAAGAACAGATGGGATTTTTCAGATGGAAAAGTCAGCACCTAAAAAGATCCTTGATATGATTCAGTGTGATTGTGTTAATGATATTATAGCAGTGAATGCATTGAACAGACCAGCACCATTACAGTTGCACATGCATGAAACATATGCACATAACAAACTTTCTGATAAAGTAGATAAAAATACACCATATTACAAATATACGCAAGAAACATATGGAACAATGTTATACCAAGAACAAACAGTTGAAGTAGCACAGAAAGTTGGGCACTTAACTCCGCAACAAAGTTTTGATATGCTCAAGATTATGAAGAAAGCAGAGAACTTGACAAAACCGGAATACATTCCAATTATTGAAAAAATGAAAAAAGATTTCTTTAGAGGATGTAAAAAAGAGGGATTAACAAAAGAACAAACAAATAGTATATGGGCGAGTATGCTAATCTATGGCTTCAACAAGGGACATAGCACTGGCTATGCGTTAATAAGTATTGACCAGATGTTTTACAAAGTACATTACCCAACACAGTTTTGGTATGTGAAAATGAAGTATGCAGATAATGATGCAGACATATTTAAGTATTCACAGTTTGCAGTAAAAGATGGTGCTGTGGTTATGTTACCACACGTAAACTATTCAGCTAAAACTTCATTGCGTAAAATGGATGGAGAGGACGTTATACAGCAAGGGTTGAGTATTATTAAGGGTATTGGAGAAAAAGCCGCAGAAACCATAGAAGAAGAGCGCAGAAAGGGTGTATTTAAATCATATGATGACTTCTATGATAGATGCAAAGGAAGAAGTGTTACAAAAGGAGTAATTAAAACATTAAAAGAACAGGGCGCACTTGAATTTAACAAAAACAAATATATGAGCAGAGTAGTAAAATATAACAGCACATTAATGGCGAGGTAGGAAATATGAATGTATTAGAGCAGTATGTAACAAACATTATCTATGAACAGAAACATATTGTAGATGGAACAACATTGTATGAAATTATTTGTGATATTGATTGTTATGGGAATATTGAAAAGCATAAATGTATTATATTATCAGAGAATGATTATAAAATGGTAAAAGAAAAGGGATATTATTTAGCATAGTTAATAGTGAGGTGAAATAAATGGATAGATGTGGAGGTTGCGAGTATGAATATGATGGAATATGCACAGCAAAAGGGATAGAGTGCAGTTCAATAGATTTTTGTGACGTAATAACAAATAAAGTGAGAGAGGAAGTGTCGAAAGCACCTACTATTGAAAAGGAGAAAACAGATATGAAAAGAACAGAAACAAACAAACACGATAATGTAAACCACCCAAAACATTATGAGGGGCATTGTAGCATTGAATGTATTGATAACATGAGATTGATTTTTGGGAATCAGAGAGTAACTGATTATTGTATTGTAAATGCATATAAGTATTTGAGTAGATATAAATATAAAAATGGTCATGAGGATTTAAAAAAAGCAAAATGGTATTTAGACGAAGCAGAGGTATTGAATCTGACGAAAGAAACAGAATTTGATTATGGAATATTTGATAAGCTCGTAGATTTATGTAACAGATATATGGAGGAATACACACATGTCAAAGGGAATGAATAAAGATGGAATATTAAAACTCATGTCAGAGATTGACAAAAAGGAAAAAGGAAGTGTTTACAGTTTAGGAAGTAAATCGGATGCACTTAAAATTCCAAGATGGAGTACAGGACTTGTTGACCTTGATAACATTATTGGTGGTGGAGTTCCTAAAGGAAGAGTCATAGAGATATTTGGTGCAGAGAGTGCTGGAAAAACAACATTAGGTTATCAGCTATGTGCCCAGCATGATATGTGTTTGGATATTCCGATTGAGGGAACATTTGATGGAGAGAGAGCAAAACTATTCGGAAACAGACCAAAACAAATGATTGTATATAGAGCAAGATATGGAGAGAAAGCGTTTAACAGGGCAATAAGGTTTGCGGAAGAGGGAATACCGCTTGTTATGATTGACAGTGTACCATCAATGCAACCAAAGGATGATATTGACAAAATCAGAAAAGCGGTAAATACAGACAGTGAACAGGAAATGCGTATCGGTGGAGTTGCAAGGTTAATGGATAAGTATTTACCAACACTTGAGGATGTAATAGAACAAACAGGAACAACAGTTATATTTATTAATCAGATTCGTGATAAAATGAATGCGTTACCTTTTGGAGATAACATACAAACTCCTGGCGGTCATAAATTAAAACATAGTGCATCACTCAGAATACAAGTAGCAAGAAAAGGTTATATTGAAATTCCTAACCATAATCCATTCAACACAGAAGCGAAAGAGCGTATTGGTATGATTATGAAAGTCAAAGTAGTAAAAAGCAAAGTTTGTAATCCAATGCAAAGCTGTGAAATCCCATTATTCTATGAACGTGGTTTTGTTGATTTTGCAGACCTTGATTCTGTTAGAAAAGAAATCATGGATGAACATAAGAAAAAATACAAGGAAATGTTAGAGTGAAATTCTATTGTATAACATTTAAGCGAACTTATACAAGCGGTGGAGGTATAGAACATAAATTCTTCTGTTATGCTGAGACAGAAAAGCAAGCAAGAACAAGGTTCTGTACAACCACTGGTTTGAAACAAACAAACATATTATCTATTTCAGAACAGGGAGAAGAAAATGGGAATAATAGACGATATTAAAAAGGATGCAGACAAAACATTTACGAAAGTACAAAGTACGCAAGAAAAAGAAATAGAACAAATGTTAAATGGTTTATTTTACTTAGATAAAGACATTCCGAAAGAACTTAAATTCCTTAAGAGTGTAATGACAAGGGGAGCAGAAACAACAGAAAGAAAAGGGTTACACGCCAGTGCAGTAATTGTATCAGATGATAAGTTTTGTATACGACAGCAAGTGTTATCATTGTTTTATAAACAGTTACAAGGTGAGCAAGTACCAGTAGGTTTAAGAAGAATCTTTAGTGAGGGTGATGCAATACATGAGAAGTGGCAAAGGCTATTTATTCGTGGTGGGTTGTGCAAGCCCCTAGATTGCGATTATAGCCGTTTTGCAGAAGAGTTTGACTTATCCTATACCCCCGATATTATATGCGAAATACCAGCCGATTACAGGCTCGAAAGCGTATATGATGAAAGTGTTAAAAAGATTCCATATATAGTTGAAATCAAAAGTGTAAATACATTTACATTTAAAAAACAAAAGTACCATGCAAGCGGAAGAAAGCAATGCCAGCTTTATATGTACCTAACAGGAATACACCATGGGATTGTTTTGTGTGATGATAAAAATACACAGGAATTTAAAGTATACCATTATGAATATAACCCAAGTGAAATTGCACAATATATTGGAAGATTGGAAAGAATACAGGAAAGTAAAGCAAAGTTGTTAGAACAAAACAAGCTTGTAAAAAGACACAAGAAATGCACAGGGTATAATTGTAAGATGGCAGAAGAATGCAACATGAAAGATGTATGCTATGGAAAAGCAAAAGAAAGGTTGGTATAAGTAATGGGAATAGAAATGATGGAGGTTATGAAAAATTCATGTGGAGAAATGGAAGTTGAGAAAATAAAGGTAACAGAAGCAGAGGTTGTTGTAAGAAGAGTAAACCTAGGTTTTTATTTTGAAATTAAATACAAAGAAGTAGGAAGCGAATCTTATAATATTGGCTTTGGGTCATATAACATTCATTTTGTGTTTCAATGGTTAGATAAATATTTAGAAATTGTAAAAGATAAGGATTGCTAATTAATGTCAAAATATTGCAGAGCATATGCACTCCGTGTAACATACTTAGATTGCATGGAGTGCGAAACAAAGGAGTGTAAAGGAATGCAGAATATACACAAAACATATTTACGATTACTTCCAGAACAGGAATGTTTTCTTGTATTTGTAAGTAAAAGGGAAAAGGCAAAAAAGAATGTTGTTTTAAAATGCATTGTAAAAGAATGTATAGTACGCAAAGAAGAAACATTGTATAATTTAAAACCTATTAAGTGTGTAACAGATAAAAAGGAAAACATAGAAAGCTATAAACAAAACTTTTTATGTATTAACAGTACAATAGATACAGGAATAAGAAAAACACAAAGAGATATTTATCCAGTATTTACAAGCAAAGAAAAATGTTTGGAGTGGTTGAAAGAATGAGGAAAACAAGTTGTGCAGAATGTTGCTATTTGAATAAAAACAAAAAGGAACAAACGAAAGAGCAAAAGTTTTATAGATATGGATGCAGTAACAATTTATTAAGTGGCTACATTATTGGATGGATTTCAAAAGACAGTGAGTTAAAAACAATGGGGTGTAGTGATTGCAACAGAATAGAAATTGGAACGCTGTTTAAATTAAAATCAGAAACAAGTATATATACGATTCTGTATTGTGGAAAAGTAGGCAACAAATATCTTCTATATAACCAAAATTTTAAAACATTTAAACTTGTAAAAAGTACATGGATTTCTGAACATATAAAAAGAATTCAGTTTTGTGAATGTAATGATACAAAGATGAACACAAAGGAAGATAAAATAGAGTTCAGAAAGAAAATCGCAAAAGCTAAAAAGGAAAGGTATATAAGGGAACATGGTTGTAATAGGAATTGACGAAAGTTATACACGAACAGGAATTACAGTATTAGAAGATAAAAAGCTATTGAAAATGTATAGTATAGATTTTACGAGATGTAAAAATAACTATAATAAGCGTAAAGACCTTAGAAGCGTCCTAGAATCAATTTTAAATGAGCTACTAAGGAAATATAAGTCTATAGAAATAAAATGTATTATAGAGCGAATTAGAACGTTCAGTGGTGGACATATGAGTTCACAGTATTTAATTACAACAGGTGGTTTAATCGTAACAATATTAGATGTATTTCTAGCACATAATATAAAAGTTTATAGTGTAGATACTAAGGCATGGAAGAATGCAGTTATTGGAACAAGCAAACCAAAAGAGAATCCATATGGAATAAACCCAAACAAATATCCTACAATCCTTTATTTGAAGCAGAAAGGGCTTTTAAAATACATAGCCGAGGAATATAAGGGTAGGGGAAAGAAAGGCGTTATAAACGTTAAAATAGACGGCGAGAAAGTACCGTGTAAAATAAATGACGATATGGCAGACAGTTATTGTATTGCAATGTATGGATTCATTCCTAAAACAAAACAGAAACTAAAAGAAGAAACATTCTAGGGAACGTATAAAAAGCGTTCCTTTTATTATATATTCTATAGCTTATATTTTACGTTTCTAGCGTGTTTATATAGTCCAATAATAAAAGTATAGGCTAAATGCATAAAGTGTCTTAAATCGTTAAATAGGAGGGTTAGAAAAGAAATTGAGAAATTCACAGGCAAAACATATGAAGAGTATAAACTATTGATTGCTAGAATAAATTTTCTTTTTGTATATATATTTATATATATATATTTTTCTTTATAAAGCTATACAGCTTATATTTATAAAAGTTTATTTAAAAAAATTATGTTTATGTATTGACATTATAGTTATGTTATGTTAAGATATAATCAAGTTAAAGATAACAAGTTAAACAAATAAGGAGATTAAAACAGATTAGAAGAAAATATAATAACAAAGGAGGTATAACAAATGGAAAGTATTAATTCAGTATTAAAGCCTTGCCAGTTTTGTGGAGGTAGAGCAGTTTTAATTGTAGAAAATGGTGTACATGTTATGTGTTTATCATGTGGAGTTGGAACTTCAATAAGAACAGATACAGTTTATAAAAAAGGAACATCACAAGAAAGAATAGCTACAAGTTCTATTGATGAATTAATAGAAGTGTGGAACAGGAGGGTGTAGAGCAAATGTATACTTTTCCAGCATATTGGACAGATAAATTAAAAATAGATTTCCTACAAAGAGTTGTTTTAATACATAGCTATTTGTACTATGAAGAGGATAGTCCAAAATGGAGTGATAAAAAGTTTGATGAAATAGCACAGCAGTTAGTAAGAGAACAAAAAGAATATTCACAGAAAACAATTAGAATGTGTACACAGTATGGATATGTTTTCTATGATTTTGATGGGACAACAGGTTTTGATTTGTTTAGCAGGTTGAATGGAATGGACAAACAGTTCATTGGTAAACTAGCAAAACAAATTATAAAAGGTGAATAGGTAAAACAAAATGAAAGCAGATTTTGAAAAAGGAACAAAGGTATGTTCTAAATGTAAAAGGGAATTGCCGATAGAAATGTTTGGCAAGAGAAAAAGCGAATCAGATGGCTTACAATATTATTGTAAAGAATGCAAAAAAAAATATGCAAAAAAAAATATGCATATGTATTTAATGGAGAGCATAAGATTTGTCGAGGTCGGTCAACTATCGAAAAAAGAGATTATGAACTCATGCAGGAACAATTAATAAAAAGAGAAAGGAATAGATTGTACAGCGGTCGTAAGAATAAAAATTCAAATGCACACGGTATTTTAGTATGGTATGATGAAAAATTAAATGAATTAGATAATGAATTATATCGTAAAATATATAAAGCAGAGTATGGCAGACAAAAGCGTTGTGCAATGCTTGGGTATATTGGAAGAAAGAACCCGTCAGAGCATTTTCTATTTGATTTTGATTTAGAACAAATGCTAAACGACAATGTGTATGTAAAGAACGGAAAATATAATGAATATATAACAAAATGGTGGGATGGAGAAATACGTCACTGGACAGTGAATGATGGAATATGGAAGAAAGAAAACAGTAATGAGGTAATAAAAATAGGTAACAATATGAGCGAAACAAAAAATATTAAAATTATAAATAAGAAAGAAGAAGCTCTGTTTAGTCAGTTAAAAGTTGGTGATTGCTTCATTTTAAAACAAGACGCTGATTCAGAGTTATATATGAAAACAGCAGAGGTTCGTTTCAAAAATGCATTGATATGTAATTCAGTAAATTTGAATAATGGTAGATACATATTACTCGGAAGTATAGATGAAATAACAAAAGTATCTGTTGACATAACAGCAAAAGTACAATAGGGAGGTAAAACAAACATGGAACAGAATGAAATTAAAAGATATCATGAAATACATATAAAACTTTGGGAAGAAGTAATAAAAGTATTTGCGGCTAGGACAAGCAATATAAGTGATGTTAAATATTACAAAGAAAATGGACAATTAAATAAGCTGTATATATCTAATGTAAAAAGAACAGCATTACTTCATTTATTTGTCAGAGGACAGATAACAGAAGAAGAAAAGAATAACTTACTAACGAATAATGATTGTGCCGCTTGTTATATTTCGCATGTAGAACATAAAATACAAGTTGAGTTTGGAATGGCAAGTGCGTTTAAGTGTGTTTGTCTTTGTTGTCCTATAGGAAAATGGAGAAATAGAAGTTTTCCGTGCGATGATTATTATATCATATCAGATAAAATAAATTATTTAATTAACTATACAGTAAAATGTATTAATGGAAAAAAAGAATTCAACCAAGAGGCATATACAAGTCTTAGAAAGGCTATTATGAAAAAGATGTATATAGTAGCGCATTTAGAATGGGGATATGAAGAAAATGAAGTATGAAGAATATAATATCACAGAAGTAGAAATAAATGATTTAAGAAAATACATGGCAGAATGTATTAAAGAACTCAATAAAGTGGCACGTATAAATCTTAGAAATGCTATTTTAAGAAGACTGTATTTTTTAGAATGGAGGTATGAAGAATAAATGTTAAATGGGAAAGGAAGTAACTATAGCTATGTAATAGTACAAACAGAAACCAAGTTCCGTGACTTGTTTGGAACAGCAGAACTTAATGAAGCAAGAAAGAATTATAGAACAAAAAGCACACATAGGTTAGGTTTAGGTTATATAAAATACCTTGAAGCATTAACAAAACAAAAACTAAAAGAACAGGATGGAGAAACAGATGAAGATTGAAAAAGAATATGATGTACAGGAGTTTGCAAACAAAGTAAAAGAAAAAATTGAAAAGTGTAGAAATTGTGGAACAAAGCATGTTGGTATTGATATCATAACGGCACAAGAGATTGTAGATGTTTTGGAAGTGGTAGCAAGCTGGGAAAAGGATAAAACAAATGAATAAACGTAGTACAAAGTGGTATAGAAAGAATGAAGCAGATGTAATGCACAGGCTAGGTTTAAAACCTACAAGAAACAGTGGTGCTGGATGGATAGAGAAATGTGATGGAGAGAACGAGAATTTTCTTTGTGAGCTTAAAAGCACAGACCATGAAAGTTTTAGCATTAAGCAAAGTGTACTTCATGTATTAGAGCATCATGCTTTAGAAGCACATAAGATACCTTTATTTGCCTTTCAGTTCATTAATAGGGATGAAGTATGGGTTGCAATAAAAGAAGAGGATATACAGGCATATAGGGAGCTTATAGAGCGTGATGTAATAAATAAGCTTTCAGAAGAGGATGAACAATTCTTAAAAAAGTATAAAATCTGCAAAAAAGGTATTGACAACCAAGATAAAAAAGAGTATTATAAGGGGGAGAAAGAAAGAGGGGGTTCTGAAGCTGTTAGCTTCATGCCCAACACAGATAAGTTAAACAACTTAGATTCTAACTCAACAAATAGAAATAGTAATACAAAGCAGAGTATTAATGTTATAGATGTTAATAAAGTAAAACATAACATAAATGCTAGAAATAACTATTTCAAACAAAAAGAACAGGAAAGAAGAAAACAAGAACAGAAGTTTAGAACAGAAAGGAGAAAAACAAAACAGTGGAAAGAAAGTTACAACAAAAAGGGATAGCAACTTTTGAGGGTTTAACTATTGGGAAAAACAAAACAGTACAGGTTAAGTTTAAACTCCGATATGATGAAATCTTAACAAGTGTAGAGTTATTACAGGGATTAAACAATGATATTACTTTACATGCAAAAGGAGCTACAAGCAGAGCAGTAAATTTAGGTATGTTTACTATTGGAGCAATCAACTTTGACAAAGATGGAAATGCAACAATACCATTTAAGTCACTTGTGGAAAATGTAAACCTTGATAATATTTGTTCATTGGTGGATGAAGAATATATTATGCTTAAGTTTATGGCAGTATTAGAACTTCCGGACAACGGAGAAGAGGGAGGTGGAGAAGAATGGGAAGATTAACATTTAGAGAACTTTCCTCAAGACGTTTTAAGGACAGAAGAAATGTTGTTATTTCAGAAGCATACAACAGTGAAACAAACAAAGTAGGTTATAGTGTTGCAGAACAGCTTGTAACAGAAGAAGATGGAAAAGAAACAAAGGTATTTCTTAAAGGAAGTTTAGGAATCCTTGATGAAGATGGTTTAATTGCATTGCTTGACTGTGTTTTAGAAGCATGTGAAGCTGTTGGACTTGTAGAACATGCTGAGACATGTGAATGCTGTGAAGAAGAAAGTAAATAAATTAATGTTTTATTTTATCAAATAACTATTGACAAAAACAAAAACATATGTTAATATTTAAGAGTAAACAAATAAAGCAGATTCAAGAAACAAATTAAGAGAACAAAGTAAAAGAAAAAGGAGAATGAAAAATGGCAAAGAATTGGACAGCCTATGAAGCGGCAAAGGAAATTATTGAGGGAAAGAACAAAGAAAACATCTGTGAGATTGGTTCACGTTATCCAATGCTTACAAGAGAGGTAGCAGTTGCGGGTGATAAGATTCTTGTGATTCTTAAAGCACTTCCAAAGGTAACAGCAAGAGTTCTTGAAACAGGACTTAAAGATGGTGTGGAAGTTGAAACAGAAGTAGAAGAGGAAACAAAAGAAACTGAAACAGAAGTAGAGGATGATGAACTTGACTACACCGATATGACAAGTGCAAACCTTTACAAGCTGTGTTGTGCAAGAGGAATCTCTTCTAAGTGTAAATCAAGAAAGAAAGATGCATTGATTGAACTTCTTGAAAAGTTCGATAGAGGTGAACTTGATGAGGAAGAGTCTAAGAAAGAAGCAAAGAAAGATAAAGCAACATCTAAGAAACAGGCTAAGAAAGAAGAAGAGCCAGTTGACGAAGATGATGATTGGGATACAGAGGATGATGAAGAGAAAGACCCGTATGAGGGAAAAACAGCAATGGAGCTTTTCAAAATGTGTAAAGAACGTGGCATCAAAGCAAAAACAAAGATGAAAGCAGATGCCTATGTAAAACTTCTGAAAGCCGCTGATGCAGAGTCCGAAGCAGAAGAAGCAGAGGATGACGAAGATGATGATTGGGAAATCTAAAACAAACGTTGCATAGATGTTGATAAAAGGCAGGAGGTAGGAAGTGTTCTATTTCTTGCCTTTTTTAATTAAGAGGAATAAAACAATGAAAACAGAAGAGATTTTAAACTTAGATTGCACAAAACAGGAGAACATAAAAACATTAAACAATTTTCTTTGGAAAGTAAAACCAGTTGCAAAGATGCTTGAAAAACAAAACTATACAAAAATAGAGATTGCACCACTTGAAATATTAGAAAAAGCAATGCAAGGAATTTGCATAAGATATAACTACAGAACACAGAGTTTTATGCCATACTATGAACAGCTTAATGAAACAAGAAAGTTTGTATTTTATTCATGTTCATGTGTAAAAGTAAGGGAAACGCATGATTGGATTGGAACAGTGTATGGTAAGACATTGTGGGAGTTAGTTGCAAAGATTATTGTGAAATTATATGCAGACATTAAAGCAGATGTAAAGAAAGGAACAAATGAATGAAAGAATTGATATTTTATACAGATGGTGCTTGTAGTGGAAACCCTGGTATAGGTGGATGGAGTTATGTGGAACTTGTAAAATGTGACAGCGGATTCAAAACAAGTGTAACAAAAGGGAACAAACGAAACACAACAAACAATGAAATGGAATTAACAGCAGTATATATGGCATTAGTAAAAGCCTTTAAGAGTAAAGCAAAAAAGGTGACAGTGTATTGTGACAGTGCGTATGTTGTGAATGCTATAATAAAAGGGTGGCTTTTAAACTGGTATAAAAATGGATGGAAAACCAAAGAGGATAAGCCAATAAAAAATAAACATATATGGGAAAAGATGTTCAAACTTTTGTATGAAAAGAAAATGGTGATAAACATGGTACACATAAAAGGACATAATGGAGACCCACTAAACGAGCTTGCAGATAGAAGTGCAGTAGAAGCAAAGCAAGAGTTATCGGAGGATTAAAGCCATGTTAATAGCAGAAAAGATTATTAGTAAAGAGTTCAAAGCTAAAACAATGAAACAGGCATACCTTGAATGTTGTAAATGGATATCATCAAACATTATAGCAAAGAATAATTCCAAAAACATAAGCTACAACATAAAGAAGAATGAAAGTAGCGGAATTGGTTGTGTAGAATTAGAAGTATATGTCATGGCAGATGAAAAAGAAGTGTTTGAGCATAACTGTGAAATATGTAAAGAGTTTGCCGGAGCGTTTTTTAACAAAGAAAACAAATACAGATGTGAAGTATGTAAAACACCACCGTATAGAAAAAGGCTTGAAACAAAATTAGAAACATTAAAAACAGGAATGGGTGATTTTATGAAAGGATTAAAGAAACTATGAGTAAACTATTTGAAGCAGTAGCAAGCTCTACAAAGGAAACTATTGTACAGGCTCGTAATTGGCTTGTAGGGCATTTTGAAGAACTTGTATGTATTATTTATATATTACTCCCATATGCGCTGATAAAAAGCCATATAGGGGCATTAGAAAGCATTGTAATAACATTGGTTGTAGTATTCATATTAAACTTTATAACAAAAGTAAAGAGAAAGCTAAAGAATGAAACAAAAGACGGGTTTCCAATATCTGAATACAGGTACACAGTAAAAGACACAGATGGTATTGTTAGTATAAAGGAACAGGACACACAGGAAGCAATATTATATTTATGTGATGTAGAAGACTATTTAAGGAGAAAAGGGTTGATATGATGTTACACAGTCCATGTAAGGATTGCAAAGAAAGAATATTACATTGCCATGAAACGTGCGCAAAGTATTTAGAATACTATGAAGCAAATGAAAAGGCGAAAGCGGAAAGAATAAAAGCCAAGAAAGAAAGGGATTTACTTTTTAGGCAAAACAAACAAAGGAAACAAAGGTAAAAAAAAGTATAATTTATTTAATAAAATACATTGACAAATAGACAGTAACATGCTATAATAAAATGGAACTAAGGAAATGTTTTAGGATAGAAACATATAAGTAACAGCCATAAATGTTAGCCAAAATATAAATGGATAAAAACAGTGGATGTATAAAACAAAAAATAAAAAGCCATGTTTGTACTTATAAAATAATTTCGTTCATATACACAAAAAAGTCCACGTATACTCGATAGTTTTATATGTTCACTGTTTTTATATAAAAGAAATATTGGTGAGGGAGAAGCGAAACAAAGCGAACTTCCTTGCCTTATTTGATATTATGGAACAAAAAGTAAAAGGAGTGTGAAAAGAAACAAATGGCAACAAATAAGAAGTCTCCAAAAGTGTTGCGTAATGGAGTAGAAAACTTAATTCCAATGAATGAGAGAACACCAGAAGAAAGAAAAAGGATTGGACAGTTAGGTGTTGAAGCAAGAAAAAAGAAACGTGATGAAAAAATGGCATTACAGCAAGCTATGAAAGCATTACTAACAATGGATATACCAACACAAAAACAAAAACAAGTTTTAATGCATATGGGTTTCAAAAGTGGCGAACTAACAAACCAAAACTTATTAATGGTAGCACTATTCAAAAAAGGCTTAACAGGTGATGTGGGAGCAATCAAAGAAATCGTAAACATGATGGATAAATTAGATATGTTCAAACAAACAGGTAAAGTACAGAATGAAGTAACAATCAACCTAGTAACACAAGGTGATGTATATGAACCAAACAAACAGGATGATGAAGAAATATGGGATGCAGAAAATGGAACAGATTGGCTTGAAGAAGAAAGCGAAGATGAAGAATGGGGAAATGAAGTGTACAGTGGTAAATAAGCCTATATAAGCGTTTTAAACCATTAACTCTATAAAGTATAAGCATATATAAATAAAATGGCTAGAAAAGGCAGATAGGAGGTTTAGAATGGGTATTGCTAATAAAACATATTTAAAAGCAAAAGAAGAATTAGAAGAGCTAGAAAAATTAAATATGCAAATGGATGAAGAAAAACAAAGTAAGTATCTAGTAATCTATACAAAGCTAGATGATTTTGGTAAGGAAACAGAACAAACAAATAAAACACTATGCTATGCAGAAAACATACATGAAGCAAAACATAAAAGTGTAATGTTACTATCATTAAAAAATTGTAAGGTTAAAAGCGTAAAATACATGGGTAAGCTACTAAGCTATATGTAAGTTAGGAGTAAAACAAATGCGAAAACAAAACAAACTATTAAAAGAACAGGCAGAACATTTTGGAATAGAAAACAGAATGCTACAATGTACAGAAGAACTAAGTGAATTAATACAAGCACTAAGTAAATACAGAAGAGTAGAACAAGGCGATAAAACATGTATGTTAATAAAAAAAGATGTAGTGCATATGGTAGCAGAAGAAATAGCAGATGTAGAAATATGTATAGAACAATTAAAGTACCTGTTATGCAACAAAGAACAAGTAGAAAGAATAAAAAAGCAGAAAATAAAAAGAACATGGAATAGGTTAAAAGGTATATAAGTATATACTATATATAATAAAAACACAGAACACCATGTGCATAATAAAAAGCTATATAGTAAAACATAGAACAAACACAAAACAGAACAAAGGCAAGCATAACAAAGAAGTATAGAACATATATATAATAAAACAATAGAAAGGATAGAAGAACATGGAAGAACTAAACATTGTTTATAAACCAATAAAAGAACTAAAACCATATAAGAAGAACGCAAAGAAACATAGTAAAGAACAAGTAGAACAAATAGCAAACAGTATTAAAGAGTTTGGTTTTACACAGCCAGTAATAATAGATAAACATAACAGCGTAGTAGCAGGACATGGTAGAATATTAGGAGCAAAGAAAGCAGGACTAAAACAAGTACCTACAGTTTGTTTGGAAGATTTAACAGAAGAACAAATAAAAGCATACAGGCTAGTAGATAACAAGCTAAATGAAAGTGAATGGGATGATGTTTTATTAGCACAGGAACTTGAAGAACTTGACAAAGAACAAATGAAACTATTTGGTTTTGATTTTGGTGAGTATGTAGAAGAGGAAGAAAAAAAGTATACAATGAAAACGAATATTCCGCAGTATGAAATAAAAGGAGAAACACCAAGTATATCAGAACTTGTTGACATTGGCAAAGTAAAAGAGCTGCTACATAAAATAAAACAGAGTAATGTTTCAGAAGAGGAAAAGAAGTTCTTAAGATATGGCGCTTATAGACATTTGTGTTTTAATTACTCCAAGATTGCTGAATATTATGCGAATGCTGACAAAGAAATGCAAGAACTTATGGAAGATAGCGCACTTGTTATTATTGATTTTGAAGATGCTATTGCAAAAGGATATGTAGAAATGAGCGAGCAAGTGGCGTTGTTAAGAGGTGATAATGATGAAGCATAAAAGTTTTGTTGTTTTTATCTTGACACATGGTAGGGCGAGCAACGTTAAAACATTAAAGACATTGAAAAAAGCTGGATATACTGGAAAGGTTGTCCTTGTTATAGATGATGAAGATGAAATGGAAGAAGATTATAAAAGGATTTATGGTAGAAACAATGTTTATGTTTTTAATAAAGCAGAAGCAATGAAACAATGCGATACGATTGACAATTTTGAAAAACATAATATTGTTTTGTATGCACGCAATAAGTGTTGGGATATAGCTAAAGAATTAGATTATGATTATTTTTTAGTGCTGGATGATGATTATACACAGTTAGCATTTAAAGTTGTTTCAGAGAACAAGTTCAAGAATGTTAAAGTTGAGAACGCAGATGCATTATTTGACATAATGGTTGATTATATGGATGTAACAGGCGCATACACGGTTGCTTTTGCTCAAGGTGGTGATTTTATTGGAGGTAAGGATAATAAGCGGTATTACGAGAAAATACTGCGTAAGGCAATGAATAGTTTCTTTTGTAAAACGAATAAACCGTTTAAGTTTTTAGGAACGATAAACGAAGATACAAATGCGTACTGTCTGTACGGAACACAAGGAAAACTGTTTTTAACCTATACAGATGTTGTTATTGAGCAGATGCAAACGCAAAAGAATAAAAAAGGACTAACTGATATATATTTAGACCTTGGAACATATGTTAAAAGCTTTTACAGTGTTATATGTTGTCCTAGTTGTGTAACAGTAAGCATGATGGGTGGAACAAAGAAAACAATGCGTTTACATCATAATGTTTCATGGAATAATTGCACACCTAAAATAATATCAGACAAGTATAAGAAGATTTAAGCACTCATTTTAGGGTGCTTATTTTATTATATAAATAAATATAAAATATTATATAAAAACATATTGACTTTCTGTTATATTGTGTTATAATATAATTAAAGATAAGGAAAACAAAAACAAAGTAAACAAACAAGGAGGAAAACAAAAATGATGAAATTTAAGAAAGACAAAAGAATTGATGGTTTATGGGAAGCAGAAAGAATAGTTGATAAGTTATGGATATCAAGTAATGAATATGTTATTGAAAAAGAACCAGTAACAGGAAAGTATTATTTGTATGTAAATGGACAAAAGTATTCAGAAGCCAAAACATTAAAAACAGTAAAGGAACATGCAAATGAACATTTTAGAAAAAGTCCTAAAAAAATATTTGCATAAAATATTGACATAATAAAACATATATGTTATTATATAAACAAGTTAAGAGAGATAAAACAAATAAGGAGGAACAAATAAGATGGATGATTATGTTGTAAGATTTGGAAACGATAGTGAACGTATAGAGCGTAGCGATTATATGTCAAAAGAACAAGCAGAGAAGTTCTACAATAGAATAAAGCTAAATATGAGAATAACATGGAAAGAATTACTATATGAACCATTAGAAAAGGAGGATGTACAGGAAGTCATTAAAAGTGATAGTGTTCAAATTGTTGATTTAGGTATTTGTAAGGTTGCACTTCAAGTATAAAAAAGTAGTTGACAAAACAGGAGGAACAAAGATGAATAAAGAAATGAAATATAATATGATATATGACAAAGATACTGGAATGTTTATTTATAGAGGATACAGCATTTTTCCATTAGAAAGAACAAACGGAACACCTGCAAGTGTAATAAGAAGTTATTATGCTGATGAAAGGCAGAGAATTGATAGGAATATAGAGTTAGAAGAGAAATACAAAAATATAGATTTAGATAGTTTACACAATGCTGATGAAGATATTGATTTCTTTTTAGATATGGTAAACAATTAAAAATAGTTGTTGACAAACACAAGTAATTATGTTAATATATAATCAGAAACAAGGAAAACAGTAAAAGATAACAAATAAGGAGAACAGAACAATGAAGAAAACAATTATTACAGTAAAGGCAAATAGTTATAATGATTTTTGTTACAAATTAAGAAGTATGTATATTTATGATGTAACAGTAAAGAGCGCAGGATGCAGATATAAATTGTATGATAATATTTCGGGAAATATTGTTGCATCTTATGATGAAAGAAAAGACCATGGTTTAGTTTATAATTATGGTAGGAGAGAAAACAAATGAAAACATACAGAATCAGAACAGAGACAAATGAAGTGATTTCAAAATATCAAAGGAACTTGCTGAAAAGTTTGACAGGTGTTAAAGTCATTAAAACACAACTTAAAATTATTTCTTTCATAAAAGTTATTGTGAGCAATTATTGCCGTAATGAAAACAATAACATTGCCTAGTAGCCAAGTGGAAAGGCACAGGAATTTGACTCCTGCATTCGTTGGTTCGAATCCAACCTAGGCAGTTGCACACTATAAAAGGTGTGCAAATCAAATTTCTTTTCTTGCTAAAGTGTTGTGAGTAGTGTTCAAGCGCATGAAAGCAACACATAAGGAGCATTAGTTCAATGGTTAGAGCAACCGCCTCATAAGCGGTAAGTTGTAGGTTCGAGTCCCACATGCTCCATTAGGTAGTAAAGCCTAAAAGAAAACAAATAAATATCTATTTCAGAAAGGAAGTACAAAACATGTGTGAATATGAAAAGAAAATACCAGTGTATGATATTAAGATAATTGTAGATGATGCGATTCTTGTAGACAGTAAACTCAAGCCATATTATGAAATTATGTATAGGAAAGTTGGAAGAAAGTATCATAACATTGGGTTTGGTTCATACCATTTAGAGAATGTAATTAAATGGAGAAAAGAAGTGTTCGAAGTTGTTGAAAGTAAAAGTGAGCAGCAGAGAGAAGAAATGAAAGAAACAAAAGAAATTAATGAAGAAAGCAAGTTAGATGTATTAAAGAGAAAGATTGACACTCTGCTTGAAAGTCAAGCAACAATTATGAATGCAGTCGGTTCAGTGATGTGCATGAGCGAAATTAAAGATGAAGATTTGAAAATGAAAAATGCAATATTTGAGAATCTTATTAATCACAGAGATGAATGCATGAAAGAAGTGTATGGAGAATCTTATGAAGAACTGTTTAAAACAATGGATAAAGTAGTTAATAATCTTGGAGATATTTTAGATAAAATATTCAAGTAAAGCATTGACGTATAAAATATAATATGGTATAATTAATTCAAACAGAAAGGCAGATGCACAGTGATGTATCTGTCCTTTTCTGCTATTACAAACAAATTAAAACAAAAGGAGAAGTGAAGCATGGATATTAATATTGATGTTTCGAAAAGGTTCTCCACTTTTTTAACAGATTGGAATTATGAACAATACCTTTTATTTGGTGGATATGGTAGTGGTAAGAGTTACCACGTTGCACTTAAAATCATATTAAAACTATTAGAAGAAAGAAGAACCTGTCTTGTTGTAAGACAGGTATATGGAACAATAAAAGAGTCATGTTTTGCATTATTCAAAGAAATACTAGAAAAGATGAACATGTTAAGTGATGAATCGTTACCTAATCAGCACTTGCCTAAGAATGGAAAGGCTGTAGCGGTTATGTCACCAATGGAAGTAAGATTTTCAAATGGTAGCAGAATTATATTTAGAGGAATGGACAATGTAGAGAAGATAAAGTCCATACATGGTGTATCTATTGTTTGGATGGAAGAGTGCAGTGAAATACGTTATGATGCCTATACAGAGCTTTTAGGACGTATCAGAGAGCCTAAAATGTCACTACACTTTATTATGACAACAAACCCAGTAGGGAAAGAAAACTGGGTGTATAACACGTTCTTTACTCATACAGATGATAAAGGAAAAGAACACGTAATACAGGAAGAACAGGAGATATACAAAAGAAGAACACTAGTAAACAAAAAGAATGGAGTATATTATCATCATAGTATTGCAGACGATAATCCATTCTTGCCAGCATCATATATAAAGCGTCTTGATGGATTAAAGATTAATGACCCACACTTATGGGCAGTAGCAAGGTGGGGAAGATTTGGAGCAAGTGGAACAAGAGTTTTACCACAGTTTACGATTGCAACAAATGCAAAACAGTTTACAAATACAATAACAAACATACCAAGTAAATACCATTTCTTTGGTTTGGACTTTGGTTTTGAAACAAGTTATAATGCATTGATAAGTTGTGCAGTAGATGATAAAAACAAAATACTCTATATCTATGATGAAGTATATAGGAATCATATGACAGACAATAAGTTTATTCTATTAGATGGAGTAAGGAAAGCAAAACAAAGAGCAGAGAATTGTAAGAAACCTATTTTTGCAGATAGTGCATCACCAAAAGACATACAGTATTATAGGCAAGAGGGATTTAACATGTATGCATGTAGAAAATACCCGGGAAGTAGGTTGCAGAATACAAAGAAGATAAAGAGATTTAAGAAAATAGTATGTTCGCCAAAATGTAGGAATGCAATAAGGGAACTAAAAGATTTAACGTATGCAAAGGATTCAAAGGGAAATGTAATATATGATGAATTTAATATCGATTCACATTGCATGAGTGCCTTATGGTATGCGTTAGACCAGTATACAGTAGCAGATATCAAGCAAATAAAGACAAATAGCAAGCATGGTTAGGAGTTGTAAGGCTAAGTAAATAAAATGGCATATAGGCGGTAAATAGAAGTTCACAGGAGGTGTTAAGAATGTTGAGAAGTTGGAAGAAGCTAAAAACAATTAAGAACAGTATAAAACAGTTAAAAGGAATGCAAGAACAAAACATTGGTGATGATTATAGTTGCGGAATTTATAATGGAATAGAGCTGTGCATGGCAATCATAGAAGAAAGAGAGCCAGTATTTGCAACATATGATTCA